GAGCGCCGGCGGACGGGGGCTGGGGTGGTGAGCATCGAGGCTGCGCGCCAGAGGAAGGGGGACCGGTGAGGGTTCTTGTCACACACGACAACTGCGCCGACGGCTTGGCCTCGGCCATGGTGGCCCTCGACGCCATTCCCCACCTGGAGGTGGTCTTTGCCCAGTACGGGCAGCCCTCCCTGGAGAAGCTCGAGCCCGCAGAGGGGATGGTGTTCTGCGACATCACCCCGCCCCGAGATCGGGTGGACGATTTCATCGCCGCGGGGGCCAGGGTGCTCGACCATCACAAACACGCCCGGGACATCGTGGAACGCTTCGGCGACCGCGGCATCTTTGCCGATGAGACGAACGAGCCTGGGGTGAGTGGGGCGCTGCTGGCGTACCGCCACATTTGGCAAACCGAACGACTCGTCGGGGCAGAGCGCGCCGGGCTAGGGCTTCCTAGCCTCTCGTGGGTCGTCGAGTCCTTTGCCACCCTCGCTGGCGTTCGAGATACGTGGCAGACAGCGTCACCGCTCTGGGAGCGCGCCCAGGACCTGCACGCCGTGCTGATGGGCATGCCGCGTGACTATTGGCTGGCGCCGAACGGCGTGTCTCGCGTGCTCGACCCGGGCCAGCTCCAGCTCGGCAAGATGTTCCGGGACCAGAAGGCCGAGAAGGTCCGGGAACTCTGCGCGCACGGCACGATCCGATATCCGAGCCCGGGAGGGACGTGGGCGATCTTCCCGTGCCAAGCCGCACTGATGAGCGACGCGGCAGAGGCGCTCCGCGGGGAAGGCTGCGCGGTCGCGCTCGGGTGGTTCCAACTCGTGAAGGACGGCCAGGTGGTCACGGTCTGTTCGCTCCGTAGCGATGGATCGGTGGACGTCGGCGCACTCTGCAAACGCTTCGGCGGTGGCGGGCACTCCAGAGCCGCCGGCTGCACGCTGCCCACCAGTGACCCGCTCGAGGCGGTGAGCGCGATCAAGGAGGGGATCTGACCGCCTCCTCCAACGCCCGCTACGGCTGGGCTACCCCTGCCGAGGCCGCTGCTGCCTCCGTGGCTTGGGACGAGCGCTGGCAGAGAGATTTCTCCCACCGGTGGGTCAAGCGCGGGCTCGGGTACTTCCTCCGGGAGGAGCAACGACGGCCGGCACCGGAGCCCATCCCGAGCTGTAGGGACACCATCCGTGCGCTGGAAGCGCAGATCAACTCCAGAGGATCATGAAGAAGAAACGCACCCGCCCTGACAAGCACACCGAGCGCCTCCAGTTGACCGACAAGGAAGTCCAGACCGCCGACGAGATCTTGATTCGGCTCAAAGCCCACCCGGACTACTCGTGTGTGCGTCCTCTCAACCGGAAGACGGCGATCCGATTTGCGCTCGGGCGCTGTCTCGCGGGGATGGACGAGTAGATGAGCTGGCTCCGGGACGACGACGACATGCTCGACCACGAGAAATGGAGGCGCGCGATTCGGGACGGGGGCGACGGTGCCCTTCTCGTCTGGGCACGGCTTCGCGCCTGGTGCTCGCGGCGTCTGACCGATGGTGTCATCCCGGCCGACATGGTGGACGAGGTGGCGGAGATCGGGCGCAGCAAGAGTCGATCGCGCGCGCTCCACGCGCTCGTCGCGCACGCGTTGTGCGCGTGGCGTGAGGACGGCGCGCTCACGATCTGCGGCTACCTCGAGCGCAACCCGAGCAAGGCGCGTGTCCTGGAAGAGCGCGAGCGGCGATCGGAGGCGCAACGAAAACGCAGGGTTGGCCCAAATGTAACCGGGCACGCGATGAGCAGCTATCCCGACTGTAACGAAGTCCCGGCCCAATCCCGGCCCGGCCCAATCCCGGCCCCAGAAGAAGAGAGGGAGCCCGCGCGCGTTTCGGTGGTCCCTGAAGTGCCCGGCCTGTTGCGCGTCGGAGGCTCACGGTTCATCACGCTCCCGAGCGAGGAGCCGCCCAAGGCCTACCTCGACGATGCCGCGATGGCTGCCGTCCCCCGCGAGCAGGCCATCTCGACCTGGAAGTACTACTGGGGCGCCGGGCTGCCCCCGGGCGGGGTCGAGAAGCTCCACCCCTGGCTCGTCCAGCGAGCGAAAGAACGAGCCAACCAGCTGGCGCGCGCGCCCAAGAGCGGCCCCAGGACGGCCCCCGACGACGGATCCCCCCAATGGGACCGCCGCAACATCGACGTGCGCCACCGGTCAGCCTGCGAGCGCTACGGCCTATCGGTGGACGCGACCGTCAGCGACTTCCTCCGGAGCGGCAAGGGCACCGGGCCTCCCGCGGAGGTGGACCGGGAGTTTGGGAAGTTCATCCGTGAGCGAGGCAAGGGCGCACAAGCGCGGGAGGTAGGCACATGAGTCACAGTTGCGATGAAATGTACGACGTGTACGACGAGTCCCGCCTGACCGCGCGCAAGGCTCACGAGTGCGATGCTTGTGACTTGCCGATCCGCCCCGGCGATGGCTACTGGCGCATCTTCTATCGGTTCGAGGGCAGGGCCGAGCACGTCAAGCGCTGCCTCCGGTGCCAGGTCATCCATGAGCACCTGAGGACGCTGGCCCCCGGCGAGATGTGGCCGGCGGAAAAGCTCGACTGCGGGGAAGAGTACCGCCAGCACTGGGACCGCGACCCGCCCGAGTGGGTGGCGAATCTGGCCTTCTGGTCACCCGGTGAAACCCTACCAGCGATCGAACGGTGCAGCCCTTGGGTCGCGGGTCGCTACCAGGACGTGCAGTGCTTCGTGTCTCCGCCCGCCTGGAGCGATCGGACTCCATGGGGAGGGCGCTGCGCGCCGCGGGTGGTGTCCTGGGAGAGCATGACGAGCTGGATGAACGACTCGCACCAGGAGGCCTGCACATGAGCAACGAGAAACCACAGTCCCTGGCGGTCAGTCTCGGGGCCCTCGACGAGGCGGCTCTAGCCCAGGCCAAGCGCTGGAACCTGGTCTGCGACAACGGCCAAATCATCTGCCTCCGCCAGGGCTGCGGGATGGAAGCGACGCTCCCGAGCCTGCTCTGTGCAGAGCACCTGGCGATGCACCGGAGGGGGCAGCGGTGAGCCCGTACTACGACCACGGGGGGATCACGATCTACCATGGCGACTGCCGGGAGATCTTGCCGAGCCTTGGGCGGTTCGATCTGCTGCTTACGGACCCGCCGTATGGGATTGCCCTCGACACCGCCAACCGCGCGCGGGGGCGGGGCTTGCGAGCTGTCTGCAAAGACCACCTCCCGGTGCACGGTGACTCCGAACCGTTCGAGCCTGGGCACCTATTCGGGGTCGCCAACGGATCCATCCTCTGGGGCGCAAACCACTACGCGGACCGGTTGCCGGCGAGCCCGATGTGGTTGGCCTGGGATCGTGTCACCGGCACCAGCGATGCGACGGACATGGAGCTCGCTTGGGTCAACGGGCATCGATACAAGACGATCCGTCTCTTCCGGCACCAGTGGTGCGGCGTGTTGCGCGCGAGTGAAAATGCCGCGCGCGTCCTGCACCCCACACAAAAGCCCGTCGCTCTCATGTCCTGGTGTCTCGGCTTCTTCCCCGAAGCCAAGACGGTCATCGATCCCTACATGGGCTCGGGTCCCGTAGCCAAGGCCTGCAAGGATCGCGGGCTTCGGTACGTGGGGATCGAGCTGGTCGAGAAGTATTGTGAGACGGCGGCCAAGAGACTGGCGCAAGAGACACTCTTTGGAGCCGCGCCATGACCCTCCGCCTCATCGGCTGCCTGATGTGGCTCTGCGAGGCCTTCATCTTACACGACCACGAGATTTACTACTGGCTCACCCGTGAGGCGATGGGCTGCAATGCTTGGAGGAAACTTTGACCACATCGACGAGAGACCGCGCTCTCACCCCACCCGAGATCACCGATCGCACCGACGTCTTGCTCTCCCTCTTGGATGACCAAGACCAGATCCGCTACCGCATCCGGGCCAGCCGGGACGAGCTCCGGGAGTGGCGCGTAGAGGCGCGCAACCTCGCTGCCCGGATCGACCAGGTGAGGCAGGAGATCCGGTCAGGGGTGGTGGTGGAGAGTGCCCAGCCGGAGTTGCCGCACATGGAGAGGCCGCACGTCTCGTATCCCACGGAGACGGTAGAAGAGACCCGCGCGAGAGAGGCCCTGTTCAGCGGCATCGACGGCTCTTCCGACGAGCCCGACCCGGAGACAGACCCGAAACCCGCTCCACCGCCCGACAAGTTCTTCGAACTCTACCCGCCCGTCCGGACCCACCACGAACTCCGGGACCGGCTACATCTCGCGCTCACCGCAGCGGAATACGCCAAGCTGGGTCCAGAGAGCGTCGAGTCCTGGCACCCGGACACGGGCAGATTCCAAGGGGTGGACTGGTGGTGCCGAGTGGAGATCGCTCACGCCGAGTCGGGCAAGCGCGAGCCCATTGCAGGACTCACTCTGCCGCGGAGAGAGTCGATGCCGGGCGTCCTGGCGCAAGCCCTGGCAGTGAGCCAACCGAAGGCACCACGGAAGAAGGCCAGCACCCGGAAGGGCAAGGCGTGAGACTCTGCATCCGCTGCGGTCTCCGCCCGCCCTGGAGTCCGCATGCCCTAGCGACCTTGTGTGTCGAGTGCATCGATCCGGTAGACCTGGCGCACAAGCTCCGGCTCCGAGCGGAGACCGCAGCGAAACAGCGTAGAGGCAAGCCCGTGCGGTTCGACGTGCAACCCTACCGGCCCCACCGCAAGGGCCAGAGGCATCACGGACCGGTCCTGGTGCCGCTGCCACTCTTGGCCATCCGAGGGGATGCCATGACGGTACAGGAGATCGCGGCCGTCCTCGGGATGAGCGAGATGGGAGTGCGCCTGGTCGAGCAGAGAGCGATGGCCAAGTTTGAGGCGACGTGGCGCGCGATGTTTCATCGCGAAGCAGAGGCGGCGGAGTGAACCATTTCGAACATCACCCCGTGAGTGCGGCCACGTGCATCCTGTTGCATCCGGTGAGACAATGAGGAGTCATGCAGAAGACGCAACAGACCTACGTGCAACGGTGGTGCCCGAGGACCCAGCAGTGGGTAACGATCCTGGTGACCTTTACGCCCGGGGTGCCGGCGTGAGCGCCAAGCCCGTGCAGGTCATCGACCTATTCGAAGCGCTCCTGGAGTCGCTCCGCCCCAAGACGCTCCCGCCGAGCGATCTGGCGGTAGACGCCGTGGTCTCCCGAGGCGAAGCCCGCGGCCGTGAATCGGTCGACGCTCTCGAGGACGAGCACGGGTCCTTGTATGTGATAGGTCTGCTCCACTCGGACCACGACTGGGCCGAGGACGAGAGCGCCCGGCGGTTTCACCTCCGAGCGAGCGTCCCTGACGCGGACGCAGAGACCTACTACGAGGCGTTTCGGGTCGGGGCTGTTACCCGGGCCCGCGAGATTGAAGGACGATGGGAGTCGCTCCGAGAGGCAGCGGCAGAGAGGGCATGCGAGAGATGAGATTTGCTTCCACCCTGGACGAGTTCCGCCACTGGTACGGCATGTTAGCCGTAGACCTGGCGCTCGGAGTGCCCCAACGGCATCTCAACTGCACGGTCCGTCTCTGCGGCATCCTGCTCGACCGGGTCGAGAGAGAGAGGCTGGAGGGCGAGAAGAGCGGAAAGCCCTTGATGAGCCAAGAGGAGTTCACGGTGTTGTCCTTCCAGCTGCTCGATTTGCAGCGGCAGATCGCGCCGAAGAAACCGGGACCCAAGACGGACGAGCGCGGGCCCAAGCTGAGGCTGGTGGGGGCATGATCCGGGTCATCATCGAAAGCCCCTACGCGGGCGACGTGGAAGGGGATCTCACCTACCTGCGCGCCTGCATGCGGGATTGCCTCCGTCGCGGGGAAGCGCCGTTTGCGAGCCATGCCCTCTACACGCAGCCCGGCGTGCTCGACGACCAGGCGCCGGAGGAACGGCAACTGGGCATCGATGCCGGGTTCGCTTGGCGGCATACAGCGGGGAAGACCGTGGTTTATCTCGACCGGGGCACGACCGAGGGGATGCGCTTGGGCATCGAGCACGCACGTAAGGTGGGCTGCACCATCGAGTGGCGGGAGCTGGGGCACACGTGATCCGCATCGTCAAATGCGCATGCGGATGCGGGGAGCTCGTGCCCACCAACGGCAACCAGGCCAAGCCCCGGCGCATCATCCCCGAGTGCCGTCGTCGCATCCAGAGCGAGAGGCAGCTGGCCAAGCGCCAGCTCGAGCGAGACACGCGCACGAACCTCACCGCGCGCGAGGTCTCTCCGCATCCGGTTCGGCTCAATACCGATCCGGCACACAAGCCCAGCAAGCACTGCCCCGTGTGCGCTGGCCTCTCTGAGCGGCGCGCAGAAACCTGTTCCGGATGCGGCCTACCGTGGGCTCCCGAGCGGGCGGAGACGGGGCGGGTTGTGCTACGATCGTCGGCGGGGTTGGCGCTCACGGGATGAGCCGCCCCACACCTTTACGGGTCTACGATCCATTTCGGATCGATGAGACACCGGCGACAGGAACGATAGGAAATGGCACTCTTCAAGAAGGCAGTGAGTAGCAGCGCGTTTTTAAAGGCCGGCCTGATGGGCTTCGCGGGCGGCGGCAAGACCCGCACGGCGAGCGAGATTGCGATCGGGCTCGCGCTCATGATGCAGAAAAAGGGACTGCCCCAGGGTCAGAAGCCCATCGGGTTTCTCGACACCGAGACCGGGTCGGACTTCATCATCGAGCGCGTCAAGGAAGCGGGCCTGGAAATATCGACCAGCAAGTCCAGGGCCTTCGTCGACTTGAAGGCGGCCGTCACCGAGGCTGAGCGGGACTGCTCGGTGCTCATCATCGACTCGATCACGCACTTCTGGCGCGAGTTCTGCGAGTCGTACCAGAAGAAGAAGAACCGCTCGCGCCTGGAGTTCCAGGACTGGGCCGTCCTCAAAGCGGAGTGGGGAGCGTTCACCGATCTCTACGTCAACTCCGCCTGTCACATCGTGCTGTGCGGTCGCGCGGGGTTCGAGTACGACTTTTTCGAGGGGACCGACGGCAAGAAAGAGCTCCAGAAAACCGGCATCAAGATGAAGGCCGAAGGCGAGATGGGCTACGAGCCCAGCCTGCTATTGCTCATGGAGCGCGAGCAGAACATGGCGACCAAGCGGACCTTTCGCGTCGCCCACGTCCTAAAAGACCGCTTCGGCATCCTCGACGGCAAAGCGCTCTGCAACGACGACACCGGTGGCCCTACGTTCGAGATGTTTCTTCCCCACATCGAGCGTCTGAACCTCGGAGGGACTCACCTCGGAGTCGACACCTCCCGCACGTCGGCAGACATGTTTGCCGACAACGGCTCCACCCGGTGGCAATACGAGAAGCAACAGAAGGCCATCGCGCTCGACGAGGTCCGGGAGGAAATCCTCAAGATGCACCCGGGCCAAGCTGCGGCGGACAAGAAAGCCAAGGCCGACGTGCTCGAAATGGCCTTCGGGACCAGGAGCTGGGAGAAGGTCGAGTCCCTGCACCTCGACCAGGTGAAGGTCGGCCGAGACCGCATCTGGCAGGCCTCCCGGGGGCACGCCTATGGCTTTGAGCCAGGACCCGCCAATGACCTGCCGGCGTCCTATGGGGGCAACAGCGGGCTCGAGCTGGAAGAGGACGACCTCCGGGCGGTTGGGGAGTGAGACCCTTCAACTATCGCCCTGATGTGCCGGAGGAGTACGTATGCTCCGAGTGCAAGGCAAGCGGCGTTAAGCTCTGGCGACGGTACCAGACGGTTGCCTCGCTGGTGCATCTGCGGTGCTGTAGATGCGCGTGTAAGATCCAGAAGATCTCGCTCGCGGAGTTCGTGGACAGCTTCGGACGCTTCATCCAAGGCGACCAGATAGGCTGGATGGTGCCGGCGGTCCCGACGGAAGACGGTGAGACCTACTGGGGTTATACAAGCGTCCCGGAAGCGGGTGTCGGCTGGTGGAAGTGTCTGCCGCTGGAGCGCAAGCCATGACCTCCCCCATCCGCTCCCCCTCCCATCTGGCCTTCGTCCGCCGGCAGCGCTGCTGGTTCTGTCAGGCCGAGCGCGATGTGGTGGCGCACCACCACAGTAAGAAATACGGCGGAGGTGGGACCGGGATGCGGGGCTGTGACCTTCTGACGGTCCCTCTTTGCCGGGCGCACCATGATGAGTGGCACTCGCGCGCTCAGATAGGTGACCTGACGACCACCGAAACGCAGCGCGAGATGTGGAAAGGGATGGCGATTACGCTGCGGGCCTGGATCGCGTGGAAGCGGGTGGCTGAAGCGGCCGAGGCAGAGAGCGAGTTGGAGCCGTGAGCGCGCGCAACCCCTGGAACCAGCTCCCGCCCAAGCCGGAGCACCCCGACACCGCGGCGCTCCGCGAGCTCAAAGCCCTGGTGTCTCGCGCTCTGGTCATCTGGCTAGAGGTCGACGCTCGGGGCTCGGTGACGGCAGAGGATTGGACCCGGATCGGGGAGGTGCTCTCCGAGGCGGGACTACCAGCGGAGTGGAAACCATGACGGAGCTCGAAGAGGCGCAGCGCGAGACGATCGAGGCGCTCCGCGCGCAAGTCGCCGACCTGAAGGAATGGCTGGCGGAGTGCAGGGCAGAGAAGGCCAAGATGTATACCGAGGGCGAAGTCCGTTCCGCGGTGACCAAGGCCCTCACGGAGGCGCTCAGGGGATGACCAACCCCACCCGCCAGGCCGCTGCCGGCTACCTCGCCCGAGGCTTCCGTCCGATCCCGATGTGGGGGGTCACCCCGGACGGGCGCTGCCGCTGCGGGGGCACCGAGTGCAACGCCGGCAAGCACTGCACCGACGAGACCGAGAAGCGCTGGAAGGACGGCGCCCCCTTCCGGGAGACCGAGTTCGGCGCCGAGCACAACATCGCCCTTGCGCTCGGCCCCTGGCGTTCCGGGAAATGGCTGGTCTGCCTCGACATCGACGGGGCCAAGCATCCCAACGAAGTCCCGGAGATCGCTCGCCATGTGACCCCCACTCTGACCCAAGCCTCCCCGAGGGGCCTGCACTTGTTCTACTGGGTCCCGGAGTTCACGCCGCTCGGCAACTGGGTGGACGCGTTCCAGTCGAAATACCGCCTCGGCTACGCCGTCGATGTCCGCTACGCCCGGGGCAAGGTGAACGTCTCCCCCTCCCGGACGGCCTTCGGCACCTACACTTGGCAGGACCCCGCGGCAGAGGTATCCCAGCTGCCCTGGCCCATCATCGATCGCATCCTGGACGAGCGGCGCCGGCGAAAGCTCCCGGTCCTGGCGCGCTGGCAACGGGACGGCAAGCGAGCGTGACACCCGGGAGATCGCACCTCGTCACTTTGGCAACACGCCTCGTCAGTTTGACAATCTGGCTCTCAGGGCTCACACTGCCTCTCGTCATGGCGAGTACCCCCACCGAGCCCCGTCCGTGCGGCTGTAGCCCCGAGGGCAAGCTCTGCCCGAAGTGCTACGCGGTGGTGTCTCGGGAGGACCACGATCGGCACATGCGGGACTGGCTCCGGAGCTTCGGGACCCAACCCGATCCGAGAGCGCCGAGGCGTGTGCTGAGGCTCCTCCCGCCGCCGAGGCCCCGTCTCGGCAGAGGGTTGCCGCGCGATGCCGGGTGAACGTCGGTTCGACCTGACCCCAGAGCAGAGGGAACGCCTGCTCGCTTGGCTGCCGCCGGGCGTCGTGGACGCCTACCCGCCGGGCTACGACGGACCGCTCGACGAGAGGACGCCAGGGGTCATCACCCGATCGGGGTTCACGCGGCGGCTCATCGAACGGGACCGCGATCGCCTCATCGACGACGCTCGGGACTAGCCCATGGCGACCCCTGAGATCGAGCGGTGTGTCTGCCCCCGGTGCGGAACTCCAGACCGCCGGGCCATCACCATCCAGACCTCCCAAGGCCCCATGCGGATCATCGGGTGCGAGTGCGCCCCCAAGGACGGGACGCCTTGCATCGTGGACGCGGCGGCCTGGTGGACCTGCACCGACGAGGAGCGTGCCAAGCTCCAGGCGTTCGCCAAGCGCCGGGACTAGCTCCGGGGTCTCTGCCTGCGCGCTAGGTGCTGAGTCCTGAGCTCGACCTACCGCGCAGGGCAAAGGCCCCGCAGCACACCCGCGCCTACCCCTACGTCAAACTTGACGGCGTCAAACAAGACGTGTCCTGATTTGACGTAGGCCGGCCGTAACGGCACACTGGGTCCGTGGAGACCCGCGCCGCACAAACCGAGCCCTCGCGCGCGCGCGCAGGAGACGGCGTTTGCACGGCCCTCGCCAAGACCCGGGGACGGCGTTGCCAGGCCCCGGCGGTGCTCGGCAATGTCTGCTGGTGCCACGGTGGGGCCGCGCTCTCCCCGCCCTGGACGCTCACGACCACCGGAGCGGAGCTCGCTGCCTACCCCGCGCGGGCCCAGACGGCGCACCGCCGGCGCGCGCGCCCCATCCAAGGCAAGGCCGCCGTCGAGCTCACTCGGCGCGGGGTCATCACGAAAGCGCTCTTCTTCGCTGGCACCGGGCGCTACCGGCGCATCCTCCGGCGCATCGAACGGGCGGGGGTGAAGGTCATCTCGGAGGGCGGCGGGCTCGTGGCGCGGTACCGGTTCGAGGTGGGAGCGTGAGCGCCAGTCCCATCGATGCCATCCAGCGCGCGATGGTGACCGCGCGCGCGGCGGGGGCATCGGGGGTGGTCGGGGTCATCGTCGACACCGAGACCTACGCGGACGCGCTCGAGGACTACACTCAGCGCTACGGCAACCCGCCGCGGGACACCTTCAACTCGTTCACCATCAGCACCGTCAACGGACCTACTCGCGTCGTGCGAGCCGGGGCGGATGACAAGGCGAGCAGCTGATGCCGATCCAGCTCTTCCCCTTCAACGGCGGCATCCAGGGCGGGATGGATACGCGGCTGTTGCCCGACGGGGCGCTCTCCGATGCCATCAACTGCCAGCTCGACCGGGACGGCCGCCTCGTGGGACGCGCGGGCTTCACCGCCTTGGCAACCACGGTCTACGGCTCGGGGGCGTTCGTGGGCTATGATCTGTTCAGCGTCGGGGAGCGCCTGTTCGCCTTCGGGGATCGCAACGGCAAGGGCTATGCGACGGACATCTTCGAGTACGTGACCGGGTCGGCCGCGGTGTGGGTGCCGTCCAATCTCACGAGCGCCGTGCATCGATTGCCGAGAGCGACGGCCTTGCGCGAGGTGGGCCGGGCTCCCGATCCTTCGGGCGGGGTGAGCAATTTCAGCGTGGCAGCGACCGCTGGGTTCGCGCTGCTCGCGCTCAACAACGACGACCCCGACGGCTCCGACAACGGCTACCTGCATCTCTTCAAGCCGGATGGGGATCAGACGCTCTTGTTCGACGAGGTGCCGGGCGGGGTGGTGTTTTCGCTCGTCGTCGTGGCGCTGAGTGACCGGTTCCATATCCTGAGCCTGAACGCCGCTACGACCACGCTTCTCATCCGGAGACTCATTCCGACGAGCGACGAGACCAGCCAGAGCATCAACACCACCGCCTACACCGGGCTCGGTGCCATCAGCGTCTACGACGCTTGCAAGGTCGCGGGCTCCGACCAGACGGTGATTGCCGCCAACTGCGGCGGCACGGTGATCGTCCGGCGATTCAATGCCGCCGGGGTGCTGCAAGTGCCCTCCGGGGGGGCCTACGCCAACATCACCGCAGCGGCGACGCGCATCTCCGTCGAGGCTTCGAGCACGGACAATCAAGTCACCCTGGCCCTGGTCGTCGCGGGCGCGGTGACGCTCTACAGCTACAACCTCACCACCGGGGCGACCTTGCAGACGGCCATCGCGGCGCTCGCGGGCGAGACCGTGACCGAGATCAGCATGGTCCGGGTCGCAGGGGACGCGATCTTTCTGCTCGCCAGCAGCGACGATGCCAACCCCGAGCCGTCCAGCATCCGAGGCGTGCAATTTGCTGCGAGCACCGGGACGGTCTCCGACCGTTGGCGTCTGCCCGACGCGAAGCTCACGAGCAAGGGGGTGTTTCACGGGTCGGAGCTGGTGTTTGCTTTTCGCTATGGGGCGACGGACCCCGCGCTCGCCACGAACCTGCTGGTGAGCGTTCCGACCGCCGGCTCCGGGAGCAAGCTCGCTCAGCTCCTGGCGGTGAAGGACCTCGAGACGGCGTGCCCTCCCGGGGTGCACTTGCCCGAGATCGTCCTCGATAGCTCCACCAGCAAATACTACTGGGCCAATGCGACCCAAAACCCGGACCTCGACGGAGTCCCGACGGTCACCGAGATGTCCCTCGGCTCGACCGCGCGCCGGCAGACCGCGACGCTCGGAGGACGGGTGTACATCGCGGGCGGGGTCTCGCTCGTCTTTGACACCCGGATGCTGACCGAGAGCGGATTTACCGAACGGCCGCGCATCGTCAGCCTCACGGGCAGCAATAGCACGGGGGAACTGCTGTCCGCGGGCACCTACGACTACCGCGTGCATCAAGAACAAGTCGATGCGTTCGGGGATCTGCACTTGTCCCCGCCGTCGGCCATCCTGAGCGTCACTCTCGGGGCCTCGGACGACACCGTGACGGCGCTGGTCTCGACGAGCCACGGGCTACGGCGAAACTCGGTGGCGGGCGGGCTCGGGGTGGCGGTTCGTAACGTGCTGAGCCGCACGCTGGCCACGGTCTCGCGCACGTCGGCGATCGTGGCGGGCCTAACGAGCATCGACCCTCCGAGTGGAGCGCTCAGCGGCCTCACGCTCATCCTCACCGCGGGGGGCTCGTCATTTACGGTGACGTTCTCCGGCGCGGCGACGACCAAGACCGTGATCCTCTCGGAGATCAACACCGTCGTGAGCTCGGAGATCACCGCCACCGCCCCCGACGGCAGCCTAATCCTGACCAGTGTGGACACGGGCGATGGGGCGACGGTGCAAGTCGGCGCCGGCACGGCCAACACGATCTTGGGGCTCGCCACCGGGGATAACGATTTTGGCACGACCACCCGCACGACGGGAGAAAACTTCCAGCGCGCGGCCTCGGCGTTCAACGCGACCGACGATATTCCCGGGGAGCTGGTGAGCATCGTCGACCTCAGAAAGGACCAGTCCGACCCCATCGTCGATAGCGACCTCATCCGCCAGCAGGTGCTCTACTCGAGCGGGGTAGCCTCGGGCGCGCATCATGCGCCGCCCCCCCATGAGTACGTGGCCGCGGGTCGGGAACGGATCCACTACAGCGGCCAACCCAAGCGCAACCGTTCCACCGCCAGCAAGATCATCGTGCCGGGTGAGCCCGCCGAATGCGCCGCGGAGGGCTTTCTCGCGTTCCAGAGCCAGGTCTCGGGGGACATCGAGGCCTCGGCCGTCCTCGGTGATTCGGTCATTCACTGGACGCGCAACGAGATCTGGGAGGTCTCCGGATCGGGTCCGGGTCGCAATGGTCAGGGCGAGTTCTTTGCCGCCCGGCGCATCAGCAAGGCCGGCGGTATCGTCGCCGATGGTTGGCGCTCGCTCTGTGAGACCGACGAGGGGATTTTCTTCCAGCGCACCAACGATCACCTGTGTTTTCTCGGGAAGAGCGGCACGGTGGAATGGAAGGGCAAGCCCGTCCAGGAATACCTGGTGCTCTACCCGGTCATCACCGCCGCGACGTACCTGTCGATCCGGCATACGGTGGCGTTCAGCTGCACCAACACCGCCGGAACTACGGGCGGGATCCTGCGCTACGACATCGACAACGACGCGTGGTTTTTCGACAACGTCGGGGCCTGTTCGGCGCTCGACCAATTCCAAGGGCGGCTCGTCTACATCCAAGCGGGGGTGGTGTACCTCGAGGACGCTTCTCCGGGGCTCGGGACCTTCGTCCCGTACCTCGTCCGGTCGGGCATGTTTCAGGGCTTTCAGGCGCTCGGCTACGGCCAGGTCAACGAGATCGGCTTTCTCGGCACCTTCCGGGATGATTGTGTGGTGACGATCAAGCGCTCTGCGAACGGCACCACCTATCCAGAGACCCTCGCGACCTTCACGCTCACGACCGCCGGGTATGCCGTCGGGCAACGGGTGACCTTGCTCAAGAGCCCCAACCCCGCCATGCAGGATTCCTTCGCTCTCGAGTACTCGGTGACGAGCGCGAGCGCGGATAGCGAAGGGGTGTGGTTGCACGCCGCGGCCCTCGACACCACCCACGCGCCTCGGTTCAGCCGGCAAGGTCCGGCGCACAAGCTCTAGGAGACCCCATGCCCATCGCTGCCCCTCGAATCGATCTCACCAAACCCTGCGACATCTGGCTGCATATTGCTGACATCACGAGCGCAGACGTCGATCTGCGGACCGTGACCAAGGCGGGAAAATTCGCGGCCCAACTGGTGCGCCTGAACAACGCCACCACCGGAGCGCTCACCGCGATCCTCATCCCCGAGCAGGTGGGCGACGGGACGGCGTCTCAGGCCATCGTGATCAACGCTGGGCAGCAATACGAGATGCCCATCCCGATCAAAAAGATCGTCGCATCGGGCTCGGGGGCGCTCTCGGCGGACGTCTTCTGGTGGCTCGGCAACAGTATCGAGATCAACAAATAACCCATGGCCGCCACCTACAACCGGGAACTCGGCGTTTGGCAGCTCGACGGTAGAGGCGCCTACGACTCCAAGGAAGCAGCGGAGCTCGCCCAAGGCTCCGGCGCGAGCACGGCCACCAGGGGCCCCGATGTGCTCGAGTTCGACATGGGGGGGATCCAGGCGCCCGCCCCCGATGCGCCCGGCACGAGCCCCACGGACCCCGGCAATTTGCCCAACCCGAGCAATCCTGGCGGCATCAGCGACAACGAACTCCAACGCCGCACGGCCGCGCTCTCGAGCAGCGGAACCCGCAACGCCAACATCAATCGGCAGGTAGACCCCAACGCCAGCCAAGCGGGCGGCACGACCCAGCCGGGCAACATCGGCGGGGCCACCGGCGCGTACAATTCGACCAGCGACGCAGGGCGAGCGACCTACGATTACATGCATGAGCTCGGGTCCCCGAGCGCGATCCGGTCCCCCCGTGGTCTCGTCAACGACATTGGGGAGCGCGCCGGGGTCAGTCACGCGGGGGACGTCGCCAATCCGCTCCAGAGCTTCCAGCCGTTCGTCTCCCCCGAGTCGATGTTCCAGTCCCAGTACGACCGCACCGTCGACCCGAATACTGGGCTCGGACAGACCATCGCAGGCAACGACGGCAACGCTGGGCGCCCGGTGGCGCGCCAAGCCGTCCAGGCGGGCGCCAACCATGCAACTGCCCTCACCGGCGGCACCGAGAGCGCAGCGCCGGGCCCCTCGGGCAATCGGGAGGGACCCGCTGCCGCGCGAGCTTCAGACGCGGAAGGGGAATTTCGGGATGAGAACGCGGAAAATCAGGCCGAAAACGCTCAGGCCTGGGGCAAGGCCTGGAACGCGATCGAGGGCGTCAAGGGCGGGGACTATGCCCTGTCCGATGAGGCGCGCGGCTACCAAAGGGAAGGGCTCCGCCAGCAGCGCCAGCTCCTCGAGCACTTGATGGGGTTCGACCCCAACCAGTACGCGACGCAATTTGCCGATCAAGCCCTGGCCCGCCAGGTCGCGGTCGGTCGGAGCCAGGGCACCTCCGCTGCAGCACAACAAGCAGGGACCTTTGCCGCCATGGAGCAAGCCCCGTCCCTCTACGCCGAAGGGGCGAGGCAAGCCTCTACCTTGGAAAACCAGCGCCTCGGCGCGGCCGAGACTGCCGCCAAGAGCTTCGGGGAACTCGGCACCATGACGCGCGGGCAAGATGAGGCGCGCGCTCAATTCGAGAGCAATCTCGGTCTGAGCATCGCCAACTCGGTCGGAGACCTCACCAAGGGCCAGGTGCAGCTCAACCAACAAGAGAGCCAGATGTTCGCCGAGATGTGGACGGACTTTGCCCAGCTCCAGAGCGTGTACGCCGGCATGGACTCGGACGAGCAGATCGCCTGGTGGCAGAACGAGGCCACCCGCCGCGGTCAGGACAAGCAACTCGAGGCCATCCTAGCGAACCTCAAAGCCGGCGGATCCATCAGCAGCAAGGATCTGGTCGCCGGTCTCTTCCAACTGGGTGGCGGTGTCATCGGCGCGGGCGGGTCGATCCTGGCTGCCAAAGCGGGGAAAAACTAAATGCCGAACCTGCGCGGCGTGACACCGCAGTCCAACCCCGAGTGGGTGACGCTCGACTTCGACGACGGTACGTCGTCGCATCCGATCCACGATCCCACGGGGGAATACCGCCAACAGGTCGCGAGCATCGTGCCGAAGGTCATGAGCCAGGCGCCGCCGTCTCCGATGTCGGGAGCCCTGGCGCAAAACGACATCGTGACCGGCGCGAGCCCTCCCATAGCGACGGACGCGCCGGCGCCTCCGATGGCCCCCGCTCCGCCCGTGGCTCCCCCCATCGATACGAGCCACATCCCCGACGCTGCGATGGCCGGGCTCGGCGACGTCGCCCCTCTGGTGAAGCAGGCGCAGACCGAGCAGGCCCAGGCAGAGCTCGCGCGAAAGCCCGCGGGGCTGCCTACGCCGCCCGAAGACCTCACCCTCGCCCAAGCGCAGAGCCAGGCCGCCCAGCGCCTCGCCGCGCCGGCTCCGGTGGCCCAATCGGTCAGCAACGAGTCCGCGCCGCAGCCCCAGGCCCCGGACCCCTACGCGCCTCGCTACATGCAGGCGGGGGCCACGGGGCCATCGACGCAGGTCACCAACCAAACGACCACCCAGGGGCTCACGGCGGCCGATCGAAAGAAGGTCGACCTCGCCAACGAAGCGGCCGTAAAGGCAGGCGAGAAAGCCAACCAGGAGGACTACACCGCCAAGAGCTACCAGTTGATGAGCGACTGGCAGCGCCTCGGGGAGGACGCAAAAAAGCAGATCGTCGAAAAGCAAGTCCTCGACGAGCAGCAAAAGTTCTACGACCAGCGCCTCGAGAAGCAATACGCCAAGCTCGACGCGGACGCGGCCCGCAAGATCGATCCGTCCGAGGCCTTTGCGGGGGACGCGGGGGCGTATGCTTTCATGGCGGGCTTCGGGGACGCCATCAGCAACTTCGGCGCGGCGCTCGCGGGACGAGGCCCCGTCGCGGACCCATCGGCGAGGATCGAAGGCATCATCAATCGCTCGGTGAGACTGCAGACCGAGCAGAAGCAAGCCGATCTCGAAGCGGGCAAGATCAGCGCCAATCGCCTGGAAGCCGACCGGGAGCACGTGCGGTTCAAGCTCGCCACCGTCGGCAAGCAAATGGCGGAGAACGAACTCGACCGGGCTCACACGAAGGACGAATACGCAGCCCTCGGAGCCATGAAGCAGCGAATGGAGGCGATCCAACAGGACGCTCGCGCCAAGAACGCCGCGGCCACGGCCAAGCAGGAGACGGTGTCCCGCACGACGCAGACCCAGCCGGGCTCGCCCGGGGGCGCGGTGGACTACTTCCTCGGGGAAGACCAAACGAAGAACGGCGGCTGGAAGGCGGTCGAGGCGCACGGCGCGAGGCAAGCCGGCGGAGATCAAATCGAGAACGCCGTCCAGCGCTTCTCGAAGGCCACGGGCTACGTCTGGGATCCGCAAGCACTCAACGGCGCGGGCGCCTTCAAGGATGCCAACGGCAAGGTCGTCTCGGCGGACAAGGCCGACGTCCCGGGGGTCACGTCCATCGGGCGCAATTTCGCGTTCGCCTCCGGTGAGATGGGTCGGGAAGTGCAAGGCGCGCTCGGGGACTTGGCCGGAGGTAGAGCGAAGATCGCCGATCCCGTGGGCGCGGTCTCCGACAAGAGCGTGCTCGTGCAGGAGAAGCAGATGGCCGCCGGCACCGACGAGGGCGCCTTCCGGGCCATGGAGCAGGCCGCGCGACAACTCCGGACCATGCGCGCCAAGGTCGATAGCGAGAGCTCCCCCGGGGTGGTGAACGCGTCCCGTCTCCGGCGCCAAGAGGAGCGCGGTTTTCAGGCATCGAGACCGGGGCTGCCCACCACGCGCGCGGCCACCCCGGAAGACCTCCGCGGTAAACCCAAGGCCGAGCCTGATGGCCTCCCGAAGGGGGAAACGCGCTGATGAACCAGCTCGATGAACGCGAACGTATGCGTGCGGCCGGCATCCCCGGCGAGATCGCGTTCGAGTGGCTATGCACGCCTAGCGAAACCGAACTCGTGGTGAGCTGGTGTGACCGCATCGCTCGCACGCTCGGCGCTAGCCCTGAGTTCGGCGGGGACATCACGCATGAGGGTAGCTGGGATGATTTCGAGCCGCGCTACTGCGGGCCGTTCGACACTGCCTCACACGTCTATCCGGGCGACATCGTAACACCGAGAGCGGGGGCCCGCTGATGGCTGACGTAGCGGTCCGCAACCCCGCCACCGGGGAACTCCGGATGGTCCCGGAGGAAGGCGCCCAAGCCTTTACCGACCAAACGGGCTGGAACGTCGCGACCCCCGAGCAGAGAGAGCACGGCGCCAAGCTCTTGGAATCGGGCGGCGCCGGGCAAACGGCATTGGCCGCCGGCGAGACCGCGGTCCGGACGGGCACCTTCGGCCTGGCCAAGGGTCTGCCCGGGTGGGAGCAGCGCTCGGAAGTCCTCCGGGAGGAACACCCATACGTGGCCATGGGAGCGCAGGCCGCGGGCTCGCTCGCCCCTGCGCTCGTGACGGGCGGCATTGGTGGCGCCCTGGCAGAGGGCGTCGGCCTCGGCAGAACGGGCCTGGCTGCCGTCGGAGCCGTCACCGAGGGGCTCTCCGGCGGCACGGCGGAGGAGATCGAAAACGCCCGGGTAGAAACCCGGGACGTGTCCGCGGGCAATATCCTGCTCTACGGCTTGGGGGGCGAGCTGGTGGGGCGCGCTCTGCCGAAGGTCCTGAGCATGGGGGCGGGCCGAGTCCGTCGGGCCTTGTCGGCGGTGGACGAGGTCGCCGGCGAGGGGCTGCCGTCGGCGCTGGCAGGGGCCGAGGCGCGTAGCGTAGAGACCGAGGCACGGTTGGCCCGGGACCTCCCGTCGGGGCCTGAGAGGGCCGCGGCGCTCGAGCGCACGGCCCCCCAGCAATACGAGGCCCTGGCGATCGACGGGGCCGAGACGGTCGAGAAATTTCGGGGCGCGGCAGAAGAGCTGGCCATCCCCGAGAAGCGCGTTCTCCAACGGGTCAAGGAATTGATGCCCGACGAGAGCCCCGCCCAGCAGAACTGGCTCACCGAGCAGAAGCGGGCCCTGTCCGACGAGTACCTCTCGCCCCAGGGGCCCCGTCGCGTCCCGGAGGCGCCGGGTGTGCCGGGTGCTCCGCCCGCTGCAGCCGTCCCGCTCGATCTCGGCGTCTACGGCAAGGATGTCCGCAACACCATCCGCAAGGGTCTGCGCGACATGGACAAGGCAGGCGGCATCGCTGACCAGTACGTCGCCGCGAGGGACATGGCCGCCCAGCTCGAGTCGATCGGTAGCCGGGTCGCCAAAGACAAGGGCCTGACCGAAGCCACGCGCGACGGCATCCTGGAGTCGGTCCAGGCGCGCGCCAAGGCGCTCCGGACGGGCCTGTCCGACGAGAGCCTGTTCGGCGGGGCAGCGCGGCTCGAGAGCGATCTCGCCCGCGGAGCCGAGAAGATGCGATCCGGGCTCGAGGAAATCGGTGCCTTATCCGACCCGGGCAAGATGCGGCGCTTTCTCAAGAGCGATCGGGTGGACCGGATGGCCATGTCCAAACGCCTCGACGATGCCCTGGACGGGGCCGAGGAGATGCTCCGGGTGCATGAGGTCCACGGGACCCTGGACCCGAAGAAGATCGCCGAGCAGCGCGGACGGATCCAGCGCCTCCGGGAGACCCGGGGCCTGGCGGACGAAATCCAAGTCTCCCAGGCGCAGGCCGTTCCGAGCGCGGGCCCGACGGGCGGGGCCCCGCGATCGGGCCTCGGTGAGGCTGCGGACTTCATCGGCGAAAACGTCGCCGAGCTCTTCCCGTACGGGGGCAAGATCTACCGGCTCGGCAAGCGCGTCCTGGCGATGGACCGGGCCGCCCGGCAAGCGACCCGGCAGACCGCGCGCAAGCTCGCCGGGGTGACGGGAGAGGCTCTGGGAGAAGCGGCAGCAGCGGCCCCCAAGAGCGGTGTTCGACGGGTGGTGGACTCGGTGACAGGGGCCGTGAAGGAAGAAGCCAAGGCGCAGTCTCCGGCGCTGCGTCGGGCCATGGAGATCCTGGAGAACCGCAAGGCGCGCGCGGGCGAATCGGGCGCCGTCGTCGTCGAGGGCGGCGCCTCCCCGAAGATCGACCGGCTCTCTACCAAAATGAAAGAGCGCCTCGACAAGCTCGAGGAGCTCGAGGCCAACGTCCCGAAGGGCGAGGAAGACGAGATCGGGCAGAACCTCATCGCCGAGCGTCATGCGGATCGGATCGACCGGGCCCGGGAGAGTCTTCACGGATCGATCCAAAAACTCCGGGAGGAGTTCGAGTCGCAGATCGATGATTTGACTCACGGTGGGCACACGAGCCCCGACGAGCTGCGCCCGAAGGCCCGGGCCAAGTATGATCGATTGAAGGCCGGCCTCGACGAGTTCAGCGGCGCCGTGGAGAAGCACTCGACCAAGCGCACCGACGAGGCGGGAGACTACCTCGACACCGACGCGAAGGCGGCAGCCGCGGAGTATCTCTCCGGGCGAAAGCTCACCGACACCGAGGCCGGCAACGTCGGTGTAGGCGAGGGCATCAAGGGGATCCTGACCAGTCCCCTCGGACTCACTACCGGCGTAGGCGCTCTGGGCCTCGCGGCGAAGCCCGCGATGAGCGCGCTCGAGCGGTTCCAGGGGGACTACTCCGGGCCCGAGGAGAGCTTCGAGGCGAAGAAGAAGATCCTCGACGCCGAGCAGGTCAGCCCCGAGGCGCTCTACGAGACCTTGGGCGCGTCGCTCGAGGATCTCCCCAAGATGAACCCCGACCTCTACCAAAAGATCGCGGCACGCACGGCGGAGAACGTCCGCTACATCCGGGCCAATCTCCCCCCCGGGATCCAGACGACCATGATGTATCCCAACGGAACCCCGGTGAGCCAATCCGCCTTGAGGGAGTTTGCGACGATCTACAACACGGTCTTTGACCCGAACTCCGTGCTCGAGGACATCGACGCGGGCACCGCAACAGGGCTGCAAATGAAGACCCTGCGAGAGTCCTCCCCGGACCTCTACGAGCAGCTCCGGTCGGACGTCGTGGAAGAGGTCGGCAAGAATTTCCGCAACGTGCCGCTCTCCACCAAGTTGCAGCTCGACATTCTGTTTGAGGCCGACGGCATGGCAGGGCCGTTCTTCAGCAGCAAGGCGGCCGACATGATCGGCCAATCGTTGAAGGACGACGCGGCGCGGGGCCCGTCCGGCAAGGAGCCCGACGTGGACATCGACCAGCTCAGTACGAGCGCGGGCCCGAGTGGTCTCAGCGCGATCCAGTCATCGGTCACGAACAAAGGCGGCGCCTGATGATTCGCGCCAAGTCATGGGCAGAGGCCCTGGAGATGCGTTCGTGCCCCGAGCCCAACACGGGGTGTCTGTTGTGGCTGGGCGCGGTGCGTACGAATGGGCGCGAGTACGGGGTCATCGGCAGTAATCGCAGTGGTACGCGGATCATGGCCCACCGGGCCGCATGGGTCGTGGCAAACGGAGCCATCCCGGATGGCATGTGCGTTTGCCACCGTTGCGATACTCCGGCATGCGTGAACCCGGAGCATTTGTTCCTGGGCACTGCGGGGCAAAATGCGGAGGATCGCCAGGCCAAAGGACGAACGAGGATCCCCAAGAAGAAAGGCGAAAGCCACCCCATGGCCAAGCTGAACGCGGAGCAGGCGCTCTACGTCCGAGATTGCGGGCTGCCCGCAGCCGTCCTCTCCGGACGCTTTGGTATTAGCCAGGGCACCGTCCGCGACATCCGTCGAGGCACATCATGGAAGAGTCTTTCGAAGGGAAGCCGATGAAAAAGCGATCCATCGAAGACACCGCAAACAACTTGGACGCAGACTGCTGGATGCTCCGCCGGAAGAAGGCGGACGCGGCGCGCGATCTGGTGGACCTCAGCGAACGGGCGATGATGGAGAACTGCTACAAGGCGTCTCGCGCCTACCGGTTCGCATCGCTCTACGAGGGGTTCAATCTCACGAACATCTCGGCCTGGGGCGCCGACGTCACCAACAGCACCAACATCTTTCCCGGGTTGGAAGCCCCGGTCATCAAAAACCGCTGCCGGTCGCTCTGCCAGACGTTCGTCGCCAAGAGCTTCGCCAATGATTCCCCCTTGCCTCAATTCACGACCAAGGGCGGGAGCTTCGACCAGGTCAATGGCGCCGAAGATCTCGACCAGACGATCTGCGCGGAGTTCGCCGAACCCCATGGGCAGTTCAATGACGTGGCCGAGATGCACCGGCACGGGGCCTTGATTGCTGCAGCTTCGACCGGGCAATACGCGGTGTTCTGCATCGACTACGACAACGCCACCCGCCCCGAGTGTGAGCTCGACGACACACTCACCCTCGGCATCTATCGCGCCTATCGCTATGGTCCTCTCCGGCATTGCGTCCGCACCGTCTGGATGCTGCCCGAGGAAGCCGTCCGAAAGTTCGGCAACAAGTTCAAGGAACAGATCTACGCGAACGTAGAGCCGAGAGCAGGCGCCTTCGTCGCGGGCAAGGGCGTGCTTCCCGCCGCCGACGCGATGACCTCCACCGCGCATCTCGTGCTCCAACGGCGAGAGGTCCGGGTCATCATGGGCTGGGCCGTGCAGGTCGGGCAAGAACCTGGGCGGCAGATGTTCTGCCTCAAAGACGGGACGATCCTCCGGGATCGCGACTACGAAAAGCACCTGCCGCCGTTTGTGAAATGGGAGTACGACATCGAGCTCGGCGGGGACAGCGGGACGCCGCTCACCCAGAGCGTCTACATGCTCAGCCGGTACCAGAACCGGATCCTCCACGACGTCGACTCGGCCGAGCGCAAGACCTCCCAGGTCATCATCGCCGTCCAGTCCGGGACGGCGGGATCGCAGGCCGTCAAGAGCCAGCTCGCGCAATCGCAAGCGGTCTCGATCATCGAGGTCAACGGCCCCATCGAGGGCGCGTTCAAGGTGATGGACTCGCCCAAATTCAGCCGCGACTCCCTCGCGCTCGAGGCCGTCTACGACCAAGCGCAATTCGACGACACCCGCATCCCGCGGAGTCACGTCACGAGCGCGAGCCCCAAGAACGTCAATAGCGGCGTGCAAGAGAGCCTGGCGGCGAGCTACTACACCGAGTCTTTTGCCGATGCCGAGCGGCGGAGCATCCAGGTCCGCGCGGTGGGCACGACGAAGATCATGCTCTGGGTGCTGCAATCGTTGGCAGAGAAGGGCTTCGAGCGCTGGATCGGGGACAAGGAGTTCCGCCGGCAGGTCACCGCCGCCGATCTCGATCTCGACGACGACAAATACATCCTGGAAATCAAGCCCGTCGGCGAGGGCAAAGACACCCCCAAATCCCGGCTCGAAAAGGCCGAACGTTGGCTCAAGGATCCCTCCGTGCCGTTCATCGGCGCCGACATGGTCCGCATGAGTCAGAACTACGACCTCGATCGCATGAAGGACCAGATCTACGCGCTCGACGGCTGGGTCGAAGATCAGATCAAACGCTATCTCAAGAGCCCGGCGCCCATCATGGCCCAGCGGGATTTCTACCAGCCGCCGGAACGCTGGATGCAGCTCGAAGGCATCCGGAGTGCCTTGCGCATCATGGCCAATGCGTTCCTTCGGGCGCGGCAGAGCAAGGCGCCCCAGCCGCGCTTGAATTATTTCGAGAAGTTCTGCAACGATTGCGTGACGCTCATCGAGAGCGAAGAGAAGCGCATCGCGACGCTCAATCAGCCGCCGGCGCCTCCGGGCGCTGGAGCACCCGCAGCACCCCCACCCGCAGCACCACAGCTCGCGGCATGAAAGGCGAAACCCTTGGCAGATCCAGCAACCTTTGCAGCGAGAGTCTCCGCTGCATCCTCGATGAGTCCCGCTACCCCAATAGCGGCCCCCGCGACGTCCGGCTCGTCCGCAGCATCGAGCCCCGCAGCGGCGGCTGGCTCATCACCGACGTCTACGGGAAGCGACGCTGGCACCTCGAGCGAAGCGCCTCCGGAGACGCCAGCGGCCGAGAGCGCGCCGGCTGAAGCGACCGACGCCGAGTCCAGCGGCACCTACGGCTCGGACAAGGAACGCATCGACGCGGCCGTGCTCGCGCTCGAGAAGGACGATCTCGACGGAGCAGTCAAAGCCCTGGGACGGGACGTGAAGCTCAAGGGCGTCACCACCAAGGCCTTCAAGGCGTTATCGGTCAGGGAACGCAAACACGCCGAGCGGGTGAGGCGCGATCAGGACATGATCGCCAAGGCCAAGACGGAGCTCCAGGCGGATAGCGCGCGCGCGTCCAATCTGCTCCGGCACACGGAACAGAAATTCGGCTGGGTCGCCAAGGCCGAACAGGCCTGGGAGGACGGCCGCTATGTGGACTTTGCCAAAGCCGTCGAGCGCATGGCCAAGGGTTCGAGCCTGGCCACCATCACCCAGCGGATCGCCTCTGCGGGCATGGGCAAGACCGAGCCGGCGACCCCAGAAGAACGAGCGCTCGCCGAGTCCCGGGCAACACTGAAGGCCGAGCGGGACGCCTTCGAGAAGCAAAAGGCCGACGAGAAAGCCGCGGCCGAGAAAGCCAAGGGCCAGCAGTCGATCTCGGAGAAGCGCGCCACGGCCTTGGGCAAGTTCGCGGCCACCCACAAGGCGCACCCGTTCCTCAAGAACCCGGACGACCCCGAGGGGCCCGACCCGGATGCGCTCGCTGAAGCGTTCCAGGCGTACGAGCAGTCCTGGAAAAACGGCCGTTTCGAGAAGACCCCCAAGCAGGTGCTCGACGAGCTGCACGCGCGCGAGGTGCGGAAATTGAAGCGCCTCGGCATTACCCCCGCCGCGGCGGCGCAAGCGGCTCCGGTCGCCAAGGCGGGGACCTCTACCGGAAAGCCTCCGCCCAAGCCTCGCTTGGCCGAGCCGCCCAAGACCGCGGGCGGCAAGCGCCCGTCGCTCGACGATACGAGGGAGTCCAGGATCGCTCTGGCCCGACGCATGACCGAGCAGCAGACGCGGGGGATGAGACCGTGATCCGCGCGATGAACAACACACTGCTCTGCAAGCCCCGCCCGGACATTCACAAGCTCGTCTGCGAGTTCGTGTCCAGCGGGGAGGAGATCGACTCGGCCATCTTCGGCAAGGTGCGGATCGACAACACCATCAGCTACGACGTCACGAGCAAGCCCAACCAATTTGCCTTCGGGGAGGTCCACAGCATGGGACGGGGCGCCGTCTGGATGCCGGAGAGGCTGCTCCCTCACTGCCCCGTGGGGAGCATCATCGGCTTTGACTTGGCGCAGGTGAGCCACGCTTTCCCCCACGAGGGCGAGACGCTCTACGACTTGCCGATCGACGCGGCGCTCTGCCGATTCGACGTCGGGGCGCGGCTGCCGACCCCCTTGGGCGCCTACATGCTCACCGAGGAAGACCCCGCGAGCCTGAAGCGCCTGACGATGCGGGACAATAAGAGCAAGCTCATCCTCCCCGACACCACCCTCGCTCAGGGCCTGAAGACGAACGATCGCACCTGGTCGCGGGTCACCATCGCGGCCGAGAAGGTGCTCGATGTGGGGACTGGGGGCATGGCGGTGGTGGAAAAGCCCATCGACAAGTTCGTCGGCTTCGGCCTGAACCGCAATCCCATCCGTGAGAAGGAACGCATCGAGGTCCACCCCGATCGGTCTGCCATCGGGTTCGTCGCGCTCTTCATGCCGACCATGAGCGTCGACCTCTACGCCTACGGCACCCGGCACCGGTTTACGCCCTGGGACCGCCTCCGGTCTCTGGTGCAGTGGGACACCGGTGATACGAGAAAGGAGCGAGAGGCCGCGGCATGACCCGCAAACGCGCCGTCGGCGAGGACGGCGACGGGCTCACCACGGACCTCGTCGATCGATTGGTCGCGGCTCGGGAGACCCCGATGCCGAGGCGCTTTGCTGCGCTCCATTGTGGCGTGTCTCCCAAGACCTTCGAGCGCTGGCTCCAGGACGGGGCCTCGGGGACCGGGAGCCGGCTATCGATCGATCTGGCCCGGAGGATCTACCAGTACGAGGCCGCCGACGTGGGCCAGGAAATGGCGCACCTCAAGGTCATGGCGTCACACAACCCCATGGCCACCAAGACGTATCTCGAGCTCATGCACCCGGCGGATTTTGGGGGGTTCGTCCGGACGGCTCCCGACGAGTTCGAGCGGCCCGACCGGCAGCAGCGCACGAGAGGGCATCTCCTCGACAACCCTCCCCCCCGGATGCTCGCCGATATGAAGGCGCACGACTGGTTTCGGATGCCGAAGGGGATCACCAAGAAAGACCGCGCGGTCATCACGAAGATCCTCGCCTTCTACGAGAAGCAAGCCGCGGCGCTCTTGGCCGCCCCGCATGAGGCTTCGGGGGAGACGGGCCCCGATGCCGCGCCGGCCTAGAACACTCGCTCCCGACCTCGAGCCGGGCTGGTGGGAGCACTGGGAGGACTCGTTCACCGAGTACGAACCCCGGATCGATCTCACCGGGCACCTGCATAAAAAGCAGCTCCGGTTCCGGCTCGATCCCTCTCCCGTGCGCGTGGTCCACGGCACTCGTCGATCGGGTAAGAGCGAGGTCCTCTGCATCGAGGCGATCGAGATCGCCGACCAGTTCCCCGGCGAGACGATCCCCTACGTCATGCCCAGCATCGCCAAGGGCGCGGACATCGTGTTTCCGAAGTTCGAGGAGCTGAGCAAGCGCTTCGATCTGCACCTCCGGATCTCCCGAGGGGATTACAAGGTCCGCACCCCGTCGGGGGGCACGATCCAAATCTTCGGTCTGTCGACGGTGCCGGACGTGGAGAAAGGCCGCGGGCATCGGTTCCCCGAGGTCATCTTCGACGAGTGCGGCGCCCAGAGGCAGGAACTTCTAAAGAAGGCCGTCCGGGAGACCTTCGGGCCTGCTACGGCGGACTTCAAAGGCCTCGGGGGCAGAGGCATCGTGCTCGCGGGCACCGCTGGGTACGAGCCCGATTGCTACTGGGAGCAGATGGTGGGCGGCAACCGGCACGTCTCCAAGATGGGCGCGTCCGTGCACTTCATGACCATCTGGGACAACCCGCTCTTCAAGGGCCGGGAGCAGATGGTCCTCGACTCTCACTTGCGAGAGAACAACCTCCCCGCCAACGACGCGGGCTACAGACGCGAATGGCTCGGGGAGTTCTGCGCGGACACCGAGGGCCTCTGCTACCAGCGCTGGGGCGGGCAGCTGTTGCCTCGCCACATGATCCCCGTCGGCGGATACACCGTGATGGGCCTCGACTTGGGCGGCACGGCCTCGCCCTCGGCCTGGGTCGTCGTGCGCTACATCGTGACCGAGTCCGTCATTGGGGACCGGGTCCGGACGATCCATCACGGGCACGTCATTGCGTCGTTCGAGAAGACCGATTGCAGCACGGAAGAGCTCGCCTCCATCACGCGCAAGCTCTGCGAGGCCTACCACGTGTCTCACATCGCGGGCGACTCGGCGGGCTTGGGATCGCGCATCGTCGATGACCTCCGCAAGATCTACAACCTGCCGATCGTCGCGGTGAAGAAGAACCCGATCAAGGCCGGGGCGATCTGGATGACGGATTCCCAGCTCGGCGCGGGCACGTTGCACGTGCATGAAGGGTGCGATTCGCTCATCCGGCAGCTCCGAACGGTGCCCTGGAACGCTCGCCGGAGTGACCATCACGGCACTTTCGGCGACCACTCGCTCGACGCGCTTCTGTACGCCGGGACGCTCAGCAGGCAACACGATCTCGAGCAGGAACTCCCGCCGGAGCCGGGCACCCCAGAATGGTACAAGGAACAGGAAAAGAGGGACGAACAGGCTACGATCGAGTTTGCCCGCTGGCGCCAGAATCGCGCCGCCTAGCAGGCCCCGGCCGGACGTGATACCGTCCCGGCTCTCTCATGAAAGGCGAAACCCATGAACGATCTGTCAGCTCAGCACCACCCTGAGACCGCGGCCATCAACCGGCTGTTACTGAATGCAGCCAAGACGGCGTTGGCAAAACACCCCGTGCTCGAAGCCATGGCGACGCAGATCGCGATCATCGACGACGGCGGCACGGCGATCCGCTTCACGTTTGACGGGCCGGCACTGCCAGAGAAGCAATTCTTCCAGGTCTCGTGCTCGGTACTCCCGAGCGACGACGAACTCATCCGCATGATCGCCGACACTCTCCCGACGTGCGAGAGGGCCATTGCCGCAGCGATGCGCAAGGCGGGGTACGCGGGCGGAGCGGGCTGATGCCAAGTCTCATTGGCAGTGTGATCGTCGGGGTTCTGGTCTTCCTCGCGTTCTGCGGCGTCGAGGAAGCAGCTTGCTCGAGCAAGGCCGGGAAGATGGGTTTCAAGAGCGACTATGGCCCGGTCCAGGGCTGCATGATCCAGGTGGAGAAGCATTGGATCCCGATCGAGAGCTACCGGACGATCGGGGGTGTGGATTGACCGACCTACGCAACCCGGGCAAGGCAACGCTCAACATGAACGACCTGGTCTCGGTGCGTCTCACCGATGCCGGGCTGACCATGCTCGACAAATACGAGACCGATCTCGGGGTCCCTTATCTTCACCGCCGGTCGAGTGTCACCGAGGCCAACCTCTGGCGCGGTCCGCTCTGGTCCCTCATGCAGGAGTTCGGCCCCAACATCTCCATGGGCATGAACGATGGGCCGTTCGTGGACAACCGGATCGACTGGGAGAACACCTCCGAGCAATCGGTGTGCGATCATCGCTACGGGTCCCACGGTGACACGTGCGTCAAGTGCGGGAAAGGGGCGTACTGATGAATATCGACGACCTCACACCCAAAGACCTCGCCGACATCGACCGGCTCAACCCGCCCCAGGCCGATCGGATCGCCAAGGCCAGCGAGATGACCAAGCCGCTGGACGCCGCGCGGCTGAAGGAAGAACTCACCGCGTGCCGAGAGGCCAACGCGCGCACGTATGCCGAGCTGAAGAACGCGCAACGCGACGTCGAGCGCTTGAAGGCTCTGGAGGACGAAAACCGGAGACTCCGGGAGCACCTCGACGACTTGCGCACGCTGATTCGGAGGCTGGATTGACCACCCTCCGCATCGACGTCGGGCGCTGCTCCGGGACCACGATCGAGGACATCGTGAAGGGCCTCCGACTCGCCGGGTGCATGAAGAGCCTGGAGATGGATCCGAACGGTTGGGAGTTCATCCCGCGGGACGAGTTGAAACGGGCCCTCGAGAGCGACGGGTTCTGCGTCGAGGTGGTGGCTTGGCCCGACCCTCCGCCGTTGCCGCTCTGGCAACGGGTCAGGGCTTGGCCCTTCCGTATCTACCTCTGGGCTCGGCGCGTCGTCCTTCGGGAGCGCATCGAGGACCAGTTCATGCGGGACTTGTTTGGGGGCCACGACGGGGACGCGCTGCATGCCGTGTCCACGCGCGAGAGCCCGTTCCTACGGAAGATCCGGAAGGACTCCGAGCCATGATGCGCCCCCAGTCCGAAATCGGCTTCCTCATGCTCCAGTGGCTCGGGGTGCTCGTCCCGGGCGCGTTCCTGGAGGAGGTCAAGACGTGGGGAGGGAGACGCCCTGGAAAGGCAGCAACGGCCGCAGCGGCGCGCGCGTACGTCATTGGCGTGGATAAGGATCCGCGCTCGACGAAGGCGAGACGAGACCTCCCGGTCCGGTCTGAAATCTTCGACGTCGATCGGCGGGTCGAGGAAGCGGACACGGCGCGCTTCACGGCCGGCGATGTCCTCACCTGGCCCAGCGCCGAGGCCATGCTGAGCGGAGAGCCGCCCGAGGGGTATGATCAAGCGCTCTTGCGTGCGGCAACGGAGGGCGTTGGCGTGGCCATCACGCACGTGGACCCGGAGGCAGGAACGGTCACGGTGACCACGCGCGCGCGGCGCTTGGTCGAAAAGCTCAACCGAGAGGGACGCCCGATAGAGGCTCGGTGTCCTCGGTGCTTGGAACGGATCGACGGCGGCATGTGCGCTGGCGTTTGCATGAACTGTGACGTGGACCCGCCGGAGGAAGCGGTCTGCGGGGACCATGACTGACTGGCAAGCCCTCATCTCGGAGGCCGCCGTCCAGTGCTTTCTCCGGAGCGGGAAGGTGCCAACGTTCCTGCTCGCGCGCGGCGACATGGTCGACCTCTGCGCTCAGGTGATGCAACGCGACCCGGAAGATCTCCGGCGGGACATCTCTGGCGAAGGGTTCGTTGCCATCCGGTGCGCGGTGCATTCGGAGCCCCTCTCGCGCGCGGTGATAGTCGACGAGTGGACCCAGGCCGGGTAAGCTCCGCCCCAACGAAAGGCGCATCATGAAGACCCTCGAGCGATTCTGGCAGTGGTACGACGCGGAGAGCCCAGGGGCGGGGAAGGCGTTGAGCCTATCGAGCGAGCATGTGAGCGGAGTCGCTCGTTTCGCGCTCAGCCTAGCGGCATCCCTCATCGATTGCCGGCAAGACCCGAGCAAGTCCCTCGGGTGCAGCTTCTGCGATCGGGACATGCTGGAGAAGTACCCCCAGGCGCTCCGGGACCTGTCCCTCGCGCTCTGCCCCGCGCTCGAGGCGATGTATGCGGCCGTGCCGGAGGGGGAGGCGAAGCCGCTGCCGTGGATCCCGCTGGCACACCCCGATCCCTATGAGTTCCGTATGATCACCGGAGCCGAGATCTTGGCGAATGCTCGGGCGCTCCGAGAGCGGACCGCGATGCAGAACGCCGCAGCGCTGATGCAGGTGGAGAACAAGATCCTCGCGTCCGTCGACCGGGAGACGGTCCCCTTGCGCCAGCCCAACATGTTCGATCGGGCCATCGAGCTATACGATCCGTTCCTGTCGCCACCCAAGCACGTCCGGAACCGCTGCGTCCGGTCTTTGGAAGCCCAGGCCGAACACGCGAAGTGTACGCGGCTGCTCGGACCGGCGGAGTGCTTCGAGTGCCAGAGCTCCCCGTGCCGGTGGAGTGCGGGAGGATGGCCAGAGCCGGGTTTCGCCGAGGACATGCGCATCATCCACATCAATCCCGACCTGGACCTAAATGGATGCGACGCTCTGCGCGGGTCGTCCGGCGTCCTGGTGCGCCTCGCGGGGAAAGCCGCCGACTACAATCGAGCCGTGCTGCGCTACCTGCTCCTCGACATCCTCGACCCGGGCCACATCGCCACGACCTACGCCGATCCGGAGTTCGGGCGGCGCTGGGAGATCTGGAAGGCCGAGCGCGTGGATGTGGAGATCCGCAATTCGGCCGAGGCTGCCCGCCGACCCTAGCCCGTGCTACCCTCCCGGCCATGGCGAGCATCAGCGATCAAATCCGACGCGTCCAGCTGAAGAAATCCCCCGAGCAGCAAGCCCGCGAGGCCTCCGAGGCGAGGCGCGAGAGGGCCAAGCTCGCCAACAAGCTGAAGGACCAGCGCAAGGGCGGGAGCGTCATGGACCCCGCCTTCACGAGGCAGCTGAAGGCCAAGGCCGCGGCGGTGAGCGCCGGGCAACCGAAGGTCAGGGGAGACCTCCCGGATGCGCTCGCCAAGCTCCGCCTCGAAGGCAAGCTCCCGCCCGAGGGAGGACCGATCCGGGTGGGATATGTCCCGACCCCGGAGGAGGTCTTGGGCGATGAGGCTCTGCCGAAAGCGACGGACCCGGGCGAGCCCGAGACCGCGGACATCGATTGCCCGCCCGCCACGACGGTGCTGGGAGGCTTCACCGAGGAGGAGCTAGCGGAGATCGATCGGATGAACCCGCCCAGGAAGGGCCAGAAGCGCGCGAGCAAGCGCTAGTCCGATTTGACGCACGGCCGGACTCGCGATAGAGTTCCGCTCAGCTGACCTCTCACGAGATAAGCGGTCGACGGGCGACCCTCCAAAAGACCCGCGCGGACAGCTAGGCCGCCAGGCTCCCGAAGCCTAACCGAGCGCTCTGCAACGAAGCCATTCGTTGTCCCAGCCAGGTTTCCCTTCGGAGGTCCGCGATGTCGGACATTACGTTTGCAACGAATTTCCTCAACATCTCGTATGTCGAGGGCGATCTCGCCCATCAAGCTAGCGTCCGCGCCAACCCGTCGATCAAGCTCTTCCAGATCAAGGAAGCCGGCGGCGCGTCCGTAGAGTCCCGGTTCATGCTCCGCGGTGCGGCTGGCATGAGCGGCAACCTCACCGACGCTCAGGCCATCGCGGCGCAAAACAAGAACGGTCGGCACTACCGCTGGCAAGTCCCGTTCGGCAAGACGCGCGGCTCGTTCCGCGTCCCCTACGAGGACATCATCCAGTCCAAGCTCTCCGAGGCCGCAGAGGCGCAAGCCCTCGAGCTCGAGATGGAGAAGGGCCTCGCCGAGTGCGGGAGCAAGCTGGTCCAGCTGCTCTTTGGGCGCTCGGGTTTGGCAGGCGGTCTCGGCACCTACGTCGAGACGGCATCGAGCCCCTACCCGACGTTTGCGATCCGGTTCACGGATCCATCGGATGCGCGCAATTTTCAGCCCGGTGACAACGTGGTCATCGCCGCCGGCACGGGCGAGTCGTCGCAGTCCCTCGTGGGGGACGTCGGCTATGTGCTCGACGCCGACGTGGAAGACGGCTTCATCCGGGTTGCGGCTCTCGCCGATCCGGAGACGGCAGCCAACCCCGGCGGTTGGGTGGGCGGCACCGCCTACTATGTCTTCAACCTCGGGCTCACGGGCAACGGCGAGCAAGAGGACATCATCGTCCCCTTGGAGGCCTACCTCCCTAGCTCGCGCGCGAACGACACTTTCCTCGGGGTAGCCCGGTCGGACTCGGCCACGCTCTCTGGGGCACGCCTCAGCTCGAACGAGGCCGTCGGCAGCATCGTCGCACGGGTGAAGCGCCTCATCGCCAAGATGCGGTCGCGCTACACCGACATGGCCAAGGGCGCGACCAAGTGCGTTCTGAACGCCGAGGACTTCGGCACGGCGGACGAGGAACTGACCGCTCAGCTGCAGCGCTCGCCGGCGACCAAGACCGAGGACGGCTTCATGTCGATCACGATCAACACCGCCAACGGCGCCACCGAGTTGATCAGCGAGCCATACAAGAACAAGGGCTCGGGGTTCATTCTGTCGCCCGATTCGCTGAAGCTCTACTCGGCCCTGGGCGGCGGCAAGCTGCTCGATCTGGTGAAATTCCCCGGCGGGCAGGTCACTCGATCCATGGAAGGGTCGAACGATTTCGAGGTGAGGACGTTCTCGTCCCTCGCCAACACCATCGGCTTCCCCGGGTCGCACGCGCGCGTCAACACCGCCGCCTAATCTCAGGCCTCCCTGAACTGAAAGGAAGACCATGAGCGGAACAGCAGGCGTGGGGACCCACGTCAAATCGAGCGGCAAGAGCGCGGACCTTTGGACCCTCGAGTATACGTACTCGGGGGCCACCGGGGAGGTCACGCTGGACACCGCGCAGAGCGACCGGGACCCCGGCATCGCCACACCCGTCGTGGACGGGGCATCGACCGGCATCACCAACATCACCTTCCCCAAGTCCCTCCGGGCCTGGGTCATGCACTGCTCGATCGAGGCACCGACGGCGGGCACCGCCGAACAGATCGCGCGGGTGGGCGACATGAGCGCCACCGCAGGCACGTGCAACATCGTGGTCCTCTCGGACGCTCTCGCGCTCGAAGAGGGGACCCAAGACGCCCGAGTGCGGCTCACCCTGAAGCTCGAGCGCCCCTAACCCCCTCTCTGAACCTCTGGAGTTTTCCCCATGGCTGCAACACTGACCTGGAAGACGGGCGATTTCGACCCGTACACCCGCGACCAAGCCGCGCTCTATCAAAAGCTCGCCTACGCCTTTCTCGGTGTGGGCACGGCCGCGCAGCGCGCGACGGCCCAAGCCGAAGTCCTGAAGCAACCGGACTTCAAGGCTGAGGTCCAAGCGACGACCGACACCTCCAACCTGCAAGCCGTCGATCTCACGGACGAGGGTGTCACGTTCCCCTCCCGGACCATCCGGGAAATCCGTCTTCGGTCCTGGTGCTTGACGGACAACGACACGTATTTCTACGAGACCGTAGAGAGCGTGCTCGGCGGGACCACCCCGGTGCTGCTCGGTCAGAAAATCGTCAACGGCTGGAGCGAGCAGAACGGCACCGCGTTCGATCTCGGCCGGGTGCACTTTGCCGCGACGATCACGGCGCTCACCACCATCACGACAATCTTCGCTTCCAAGGGCCTGGCCTTGAGCGACATCGCCAGCGGCGTCGCCGATCTCGTGGTCCCGCAAAACCGGCTCATCCTCAACAAGGGATGCACGCTCGACGCCACCCTCGTCAGCGTCACGGCCGCGGGGGTGAATGTGGCCATCAACTACACCAACCTCGACGGGCTCGGTGCGGGCACCGGCGCGGTGGTGTTCTGGGAAGGCTTCACGACGACCGACGTGCTCACCGATGACCCGAAGGTCGGCACGCGCTTGGATCTCGCGTTCGAGATCTGGCCCCCGCACAACCACCGTCTGGTCATGAACTCGAACAACGTCGAGGTGCAGGTGACGGCGGTCAACGCGAACATCAACGACGACAACCTGAAACACTACGTCGAGGTGTTCGTGGGCAAGGCCGAAAAGCAGGGGTACTCGGCGGTCTAAGCTTTCCGCGGGCGGCCCCGTTTACTCGCCTTTTCTGGGCCGCCCGCGTGAATTTTTGAAGGCGAGAGCAAAGGCGACACCATGAAAATCTGCTGTACGGTGCTACTCGGACCCGGTTCCGAGTCCATCGTTGGGAACGCGATCGCGTCGGTCAAAAATCAGGTCGACGAGTTCCTGCTCATCGAGAGCGGCGGTGGGGACGGCGCGTTCCTCGCGGCCACGGCAGCCGTCGGGGACGGGTCCCTTTGCGCGGTGCCATTCTGCTGGCTCGGAGACTACGGCGCAGCGAGGCAATTTGCGCTCGAGCAAGCCCGGCACATGGGTTTCGACTACGCGCTCACGCTCGATCCCGACGAGCGCATCGCGCTTGGCCCGGACTTTCGCGCCGTAATTGAGCGCCACCCCGAGGCGGACGTCTGGATCCTGCCCGACCGGGACACGGGATATTTCAAGGAACGGATCATCCGCACGGACACCCAAGCCTTTTGGCACGGCAAGGTCTGCGAGTTCCTCGATGGCCGAGACGTCGCCGGCTCCCGCCTTCCCGGGCACTTTTGGGAACTCCCCAAAGACGAGAGCGGGGAGCGCCGGCGCTGGGAGCGCGGGGTCACGGCCTGCACCGAGATGATCGAATCGGGGGACGACTGCTACCGCTGGAGACGCCACCGGGGAACGTGCCTCATGGGGCTCGGCAGGCAGGCAGAAGCCCGGGCGGACTATGAGGCGGCCTTGCCCCTGGCGTTGAACTCCCACGAGACGGCCTGGATGCGGTATCTGCTCTGCGAGCAGTACGTGCTCGAAGGCAGGCCCGGGGACGCGCGCGAGCTCGCGGCGAAGGGCCTCGCCGACCATGCCGGCTTCATTCCGGAGTTCGGCTGGATCCTGGCCTACACCGACCAGGAAACCAACCCGCAGAACGCGTCGCGCTGGGCGCAGCTGGTGACCTCGGCGCCGTCCGATCGAACGCGGGTGGGCTTTCGCGGGCAGAAGTGCCAGCAGGGCGCGCGCCAGCTGTTGCAGGCTCTGCATGGTGCCCAGCCCGAGGAGCTGCCCCGCCCGGGCGTCACCGTGCGCCCGCTGCATACGCCGAGCCTGGGGGCGCTCCAGTGACCAACATCCTCTCGCTCGGGGTAACGGTGCCGCTACAGGAGAGATTCTCGGAGGTGATCCGGGACAGTCTCACCCGAGGCAAGTATGAGCGGGCCGAGTGCGATGCGCTCGATCGCCTGTTGGTCGACGGAGACCGGGTTCTAGAACTCGGCGGTGGCCTCGGGCTCGTCGCGGTTCGGTGCGCCCGGCGTCTCGGTGCACAACGGGTCCTCACGGTCGAGGCCGATCCTCAAATGCTCCCGGTCCTCCAGGAGACCTTTCACGCCAACCACATTTATCCCGCCGTGCTCATCGGGGCCGTGAGCGCCGACGGCGGGGACCGCTGGCTCGAGCGCGCCCCGCATCTCTGGAGCACCAAGACCCATCTGGGCCACGAGGGCACCGAGCGGGTGGGCGGCACCAGGCTCTCGACCCTCATCGAGTGGCACCAGCCGACGGTGCTGGTGGTGGACATCGAGGGGGGAGAAAAGCACCTCGCCCCAACGGAACTACCCGGGGTGCGGGCGGTGCTCATCGAGTGCCACTCGCGCGCGGACAAGCTCGCGGTCGATGAATGGCTCATCCCGCTCGGATTTGATCGGAACGGCGATACGCCGAACCGGCTGCGACTCTACGAAAGGACCCTCCATGGCTGCTGATCCCAAGATGTACGACGATATGGCCCTCGAGGAACAGGGCGAGTCCGCGGACGAAGAAGACGCGGAGAAGGCCGCGGGCGCCGAGGATCTGGACGAGACGTTCAAGATGCACGCCGAGGCGGCCGGCATGGACACGCCGGAGAAGATGGAGGCCTTCAAGATGGCGATCGAGCGCTGCGTCGATCTCCGGGACGAGAAGGCCTACGGCCCCAGTGAGGAGCCCACGGCCGACGAGGGCACGGACGAGGCCTAATGCCGCTCACCCGGGCACTGTCTGCGGTCCTGAACCGCTGCGTGAAGATGGCCGACATCGTGCTCGGGTCGGACACCACTGCTCGTCACGAGACGACCGACGCGACCAGCTACGTCAACGACAGTTACCGGGCGCTGCAGACCTTCCTCGTGACGAGGGGCTTCGATTACTACCTCGTCGAGACCTCCCTCGCGGCGCTCCCCACGTCCCGCGCGGACACTAACGAGCAGTATTCGCTCATCGACTGGCCCTCGGGGGCGGTGAGCATCAAGCGGATCGATGTCTACTCCGACGGGGAGTGGACGGAGCTCGACCGGCGGGACTGGACCACCTTGCGGAGCGAGTACCGCTCGGGGCAGGCCTCGGGGCACCGGAGGCCTCTGGTCTACGCGCCCAAGAGCCACGGCACGGTGACGACGACGACGTTCACGGCGGGCAAGATTGCGCTCGCGCCCTTCAGCTCGAACGGCACGTATAAAATCAGCTACCTGCCCGAGTGGACGGACATCACCAATACCGCCCATCTCTATCTCTTCCCGGACGAACTCTGCTGTCAGTGGCTCATCTGGGATTTCGTCGCGAAGATTTCCATCCGGGACCGCGACAAGCAAGGCCAGCACAATGATTCGGTCGTGGAACGGGCCCGGATCGAGGCCTTGATCGGTCACCACGTGCCCAGCGTCGTCGGTACGGGCCCCCTGAGCGTCCAGCGCAGTCCGAGCTACAACCGATGACGACCCGGCATCGCAGAACCAACGTCGCCCTGCAATCGGGGTTCGATCCGCGCAGCATCCCGGAGGTGGCGGCGGGCTATTGGTGGAGCCCGCGTCAGGCAACGGGGCTCGGCACGACCGGGTTTGTCGTGCCCGAGGGCAATGGCAAGACGGTGGGCAATCTCGTGCAGCCGACGCTCGTGAACCAGCCCACGATGCTGACGGAAAACAACGGCATCCAGTTCCGAATGGTGGCCGCCGCGGGGATTCTACAAACGGCAGGCGCCGTGCAGGCGGGCTGGACGGGCGCGACCTATATGGCAGGCTGGTTCCGCGTGCCCGACGCCAGTGGCGACATCACTTCCAGCGTCGCGCTCATCACACATTCGGCTGGCAACGGCAGCCGGCGCATGGACTTCACCGCCGTGCTCGGGACTCCAGACGCGGTGGGTGGACGCACGAGCGCGGATGGAACGGCAAGCGTGGTGCAACGGGTGTCCAACGCGGGCGTATTCGCGGGGGGAAACTGGGCCTGGGCGGAGAGAATCTTTGACCCGGCGCTCACGCTCGGAGGCAGCGCGGCAGCGGATCGAGCAAAAGTGTTTGCAAACTTTACGCTGCAGACGCCGCTCGCCGCCATGACCGTGTTGACGACATTGTTCGACGCCAGCCTGGCGATCTCGGTCGGGAGCTCCGTAGGCCTGGCGAACTCCGACACCACCGACTGGGCCGCGGCCTTCTACTGCAACGGCATCCCCTCTCTCGCCAACCGGCAACGGCTCGCCAACGGGACGAGACCCATCGCGGCGTTGCTCTGAGCACCCACCACCGATAGGCCCATGGCTGCCCGGTTCCGACCTCCGCGCGACGTCCCGTTCATCGGGGCGGATGCTCTCTCGCAGGCGCGCTTTAACTCGTGGCTACGGGTCGCGCTTTCGGAGATCGCCGAGGACCTGGCGCAAATCTCCGCCGTCGATCCGCCGGGCACGGTGGCGCAAGAACGGATCGAGCTGCCCGCCGGGGGCCAGCGCCGCGTCTCGCCCTCGTCCGCGGGTCTGGCGGTGGTGTTGCCGTGCCCCCAACCGGACAACGCCGGGGCCATCTCGCGGATTTTCATCGAGAGCCCCACCGGACAGGTAACGGTGGTGGCTGCGCCGGGGACGGGACCCGACGGCAAGATCTTCCAGCCGACGATCAACGGATCATCTCGAGCGACGTTCTCTCTGCCCGGGGTGGTGACGTTCCACTCCAACGGCTCATCGGACTGGACGACACAAGTCGAGGCCCCGAGCGAGACCGCGGCCTCGGCGGCCACGACCGCGCTCGTCGATAGCCTGGCAGCTCAATACGTCCTCGGGGCGGCTCATCCGAGCCTGCCTGATGGCAGAGTCGCAACGGACTCCACCGAGATCGATGCGGTCCTCACCTCCGCCGGGGTCATTAGCTGGGCGCTGAATGTCGCCAGCGTAGTCCTCGGCAAGCTGCAGAACATCGCCACCCAGCGGCTCATCGGGCGCAACACCGCGGGATCGGGAGCGCCCGAACAAATCACCGTCCATCAGGCGCTCGACTGGATCGTTTCCGACGAGTGGGGCTTCGACGGTTCGGACGATGCCGTGTCCCTGGGCAACGTCTATCAGAAGGAGCGGACCGATAGTTTCAGCGTCTCGGCGTGGGTCAAGACAGGTCTCCCAGCGATCACGGGAATCACGGACTTCATGGTCCTGTCGAATGTAGATTCGACGGCAAATAACCGCGGCTGGTCGCTCTATATTCACAATGACGGGAAGCCCCATCTCAAACTGACCAACGTCATCAATACGAATGATCTCGACATCAGCGGCGATGCCGTCGCCAACGATGGTCAGCTCCACCACATCGTGGCCACCTACGGTGGTGGCAGCAGCCCCGCGAGCGTGCAGCTGTACATGGACGGGGTTTTGCTCGTCAAAACCACCATCCTCACCTCGCTAACGCAGACGATCGTCGCGGCGGGTAACGCCCTCCGGATTGGACGGTTCGGCGCGAGCTCGAGCTTCTTCTTCCCGGGGGTCATTAGTTACGTCAGCGTCTGGGGCTCGGCGCTATCGGCAGCCAACGTCACCACGCTCTACAATTCCGGAGTGCGGGGCAACGAGGCCGCCGTCGGGACACCCCAGAGCCTGTGGAAACTCGACGCCACCGATGTGACCGGAGCGAGCGGGATCGTCGATTATGGCTCGGGGAGCTTCGAGGGCACCACAGAAGGTGGGCTCACGAACGGGGTCCGGCCAGGCTCCGTTGCCGTCCGCGGAGCGACGGACTGGGACGTCCTCCAGCCCGGAGCGAGGGGCGCGGCGCTACTGTCCACGGGCGGCAACACGGTGCCGTCTTTCGGGGCACTAGACCTCTCCGCCATCGAGCCGCAGTCCGCCAACAGCCTCCCAGCGAACGCCACCGCAAGCCAATCGGTGATGAGCGCGCTGTCCGTTGGCACCAACACGGTCGTCGGCAGAGTCGCGGGCAACATCGTGGCCGCGGCCCTGGTCAACGCGCAGGTAGACGCGGCGGCGGCCATCGCGCTCAGCAAGCTGGCGACGCAGAGCGCCAACACGGTCGTCGCCAACGCCACGAGCGGCACGGCGGTCCCGACGGCCGTTGCCGTCGGGACCAATACGGTACTCGGGCGTGTCGCGGGCAACATCGTGGCCGCTACGCTCGTCAATGCGCAGATCGCGACCAATACGATCACCGCCACGACGCAAGCGCAGATGGTGGCCAACACCGTCAAGAGCAACGCCACCGCGGGCACGGCCAACGAATCTGATTTAGCAGTTGGCACCAACACGGTCGTCGGCAGAGTCGCGGGCAACATCGTGGCCGCGGCCCTGGTCAACGCGCAGGTAGACGCGGCGGCGGCCATCGCGCTCAGCAAGCTGGCGACGCAAGCGGCGGACTCGTTCGTTGGGAACTTCACCAATGCCGTGGCCGTGCCCACCGCGCGCGCGGGGACCTCGGTCGCCGGCACAGGTCTCACCTACACGACGGGGGGCACGCTCAGCGTCTCGGTGCCTCTGAGCGACGGCGACAAGGGAGACATCACCGTTGCGTCTAGCGGAGCGAGCTGGACGCTCGATGCAGGCACGGTGACTCCCGCCAAACTCGCCGTCCTCGCGAGCAGCATCGGCGCCGTCTTCACCATCTTTGTTACGGCCACAGCAGGCACCCCGGGCAGCGCCGACGACGTCACCATTTACTCGAGCAACGCGCCGTTTGCGTTCCGGATCCTGGATGTGACCTGGCTCGACTCGACCGCCATTGCGCTCGCCACGGTGCAGTTGCGCGATACCTCCGGCGGCGGCGGATCGGCGCTATCGAGCGCGCTCACGGCCGCGGTGACCGGCACCGCGCGCAACAACGACACCCAGACGCGCACCGTGGCCGCCAACGGGAGCGTATTTCTGCGGCGTTCCGATCAAGGGGTGGCCGGGGATCTGGTCATCCTCGCCGTTCGGACGTAACCTAAATCGGAGCCGCTCGAGTGAATACCATGGGAGAGAAACGTGATGCCCACGCATGAACCTGAACGACCTGTACGAGCATCGGGAGGCTATCTGCTCCGCGCTTGGCACTGGCTTACTAGCGGGGAAAACCATCTGGCGGGTCGTACGCGAGAGGAACTACTCGCGCGAGCTTTCTCGCCGCGAGCAGCACTCGAATATGTTGAGGCAGAACGAGCTTTTGAGGCTCAGCATCGAGAGGCAAAACGAGCTGTTGAGAGTTGTCTTGACGGCCTTCGCGAGCGGGGAGCCCGTCACGCTCGACGACTTGCTGAGTCACGCCGAGCGAGACTGGAGTCTGAAATCATCCAAGACGCCGTGAGGGAACACCAGCGCGAGAGCGCGTTCACGATCGCTCTGCACCAGACACGCGCCGTCGTTGGCGGCGAGTAAGCGCAAGACCCGGGCCCGTCAACTGGAGGGGGGAGCCAGTCGCAACGGGCCCGAGTCCTACTGAAGCTCAGGGTAGCGGTTTTGATGACCAGAGGCCGGTAAAACGCCTCGAACGAAGCCGGGCCGGAGATCACCCTGAGGGGTGATGGGTTACGGGTAGGGATCAGCGGCAGGTGGTCTGCGCGAAGGATCCGAATCCGAGCGTCGTGCACGTGACCGACGGGCGAGACAGAGACGCCCCGTAATCGGACATGCTGCGTCCGATTTGCTGCATCGCCACACCCGTAGCGATCTGGCTCGAGCGGTCCGAGGAACTCGCCCGGTCCGACGAGCGTCGGGCCTCCGCGCGGTCCCGGGCCTCGGCTCTCCGGAGCGCCAGGCGCACACACTGCGACAGCGCCTGGCGGTCGGCGACGTCGTCGCCGCCGTAGTCGGCGCTGCACACGTCACGCGCGGTCTCCACGCGATCGGGGGTGGTGGCGCAGCCGGCAACGGTCACGAGGGCGACGAGAGCGAGGAGCGTCTTCATGCCCCGGGAGAACGTCCTTCGGGCGCCTACCTTGAAGGAAAAATCACCGGTTCGATTTGGTCGGGCGCCAGCTCATCTCCCCGGTCTCCGGCTTGGTGTAGGGCTCCCATTTCGCCCACTGGTCGGAGCGCACCTTGAACCACAAGGCGAGGCCGAGGATGCTGAAGAGCGCGGGCCAGCCGAGGGTGTGAGGCATCAGGACGGCAGCGAAAACGACCACGAGCATCGCGCCCAAGATGATTCGCTGCTGGACGTCGGCCTTCCGGGCCTTCTGGGTCGCGTAGGCGCGGCGATTGACCTTGCCGGTGGGGTTGGGTCGGGCGTGGTAGGTGTCGGAGAAGTGCATGGGGATTAGAGCTCGTCCGTGAGGGTGTTGCCGTCGAGAGACACGCCGTCGGCCAGAGCCGCCGAGACGGCGACCCGGCGGAGCTGGGTGCGATTCTGGGGCGCCTGGTAGGAGAGGAGCGCGGCGAGGTCATGGGGGACCTTGGGGGCCCCGGGGATGGTCATCGTCGCGTCCATGCCCCACAGAACGGCACTCCGCCTCCCGTCTCGATCACCCCGAGGGGTGAGGCGGAAAGCGGAGCTCGTGTGTGTCGTTCTAGTTCGGGACGGATATGCCCGTCATGATCCGCACGGCGCTCACCTGGCTCGCTGCTCGAGAGACGGCGATCGTCATGGCCTTGCTGGCGGTGGTGTTCCAGTCCCAGGTCACGTACTGACCCCGGGCGATGGTCTCCGACGGGTAGGAGACCCACTGCCCATCGACGGATGGGCCATAAAATCCCTGCATGGTGGCGGTCTCAGTTTGGCGGCTGTCCATGTCCAGCATGACCCCCGATCGGAGCCACCCGCGGGTGCGGGTCGCCGCGCAGGAGTTGGCGACGGGCAAATTGTAGTAGCCGATCGTCTCGAACGAGGCCCGGTTGGAGCAGCCCCAGTAGGAGCGGATCGTGGGGATGGGGGTGGACGAGGGGCACTGCCCCATGCAGTTGAAACCATTCGCTCCCACCTGGACGTTGGTCCAGCGACGGCCCGGAACTGCCGTGGTAAAGGCCTCATCGAGGATTTGCGTCGGCAGAAATAACGCTGCCTTGTCTGTTTCGAGGGGGATATCGGCCTCGGGCGCCGGCGCGCGCACGGGCAACGGCTTGCGAAAGGCGTCCAGAAATTCCGGGGTCCTCCCCAGATCCGCCGCTTCGCTGAAATGGGACAGGGCCAGAGCCTCTGGCAGGTAGGCTCGGCTGCCCCTCAGGCCCATGTACAGCTCGGCCGTCGTGAGCGGTAGGTCCGAGGACGCGAAGACCTCGGCGACGGGATCGCGCTCCCCCACGAAGCCTTTCTGCATCACGATGATGCTCGACTCCTGCCGGTTCTCTTCCGGGGCGGCATCGGAGGTCGTGAAGACCTGGACGAAATCGATCTCGGAATGGTCGATTTCCACGTGGCCCACGCGCACGGGCAGGAGAGCAGGCGCGAGCTCTGTTCCGTTCTCGAGCGGGTCGACTTGGATCACCCGCGGCGGGTCGTCGCCCGCCTCTGCGCTGCACCCCAGGAGCAGTATCCCCACCATCGAGCTGAGTTTTTTCATTGGTTTCCCTTTTCATTTCCGCCGGAGCGGCAACACCTTGGCCACGGCCTGAACCCGTACGGTGGTGGCGCACGGGGTGATTTCCACCACCCCGGAGGTCTCGAGATACTCCGCGCGCGCCTGGTCGAGCGTGTTTCGGGCGAGATTGAACGCGCACCAGGCGTCGAACGGATCCACGTTCATCCGGCGCTGGCGGGTGAGGAGGTAGGTGGCCGTCTGGAACTCGCTCCGGGCCGCGTAGTAGCGAGCCCGCAGCGTTCGGCGCAGCTGGAAGTGCCGCAAGGGATTGGTCATCTCGTCGATCATGACGGCTCCAGAATCTCGGAGTAGATGCCGGCGAGCACATCGCTGCGAATCGCGAGGAGCGCCGCATAGCTCTTCTCGTCGACCGGGAGGGTGGACTTGAGCGCGGACTTCTTGGTCACCGCGACGAGCCCGGAGTAGTCCGCGGGAGCGGCCAGCGTTTGGCAGAGAGGGTTGCTGCGTCGTTGCATGCCTCTGAGAACGGCCCCGGCGGGCAAGGCTGGCTCACCCGGTGGGGTGACGACCGAAACGAGACTTCCGACACCGCGCCCGAGGCGAGGTCTTGAATCATCTCGAGACGGGGAGCGTCGGAGGCGGGCAGGTAGCGGGTCAGGGGCCAGGTCACGGCGCCTCGCTCGGGGCCCGGGTCATGTCCACCGCGTCACTGCGGGCTTGGTCTGCGGTCACCAGTGCCACGGCCAGGGCCGTTGCCGCCTGGGTGGTCCGCTCGGCGAGATACCCCTGCATGGCCTGCCGGAGCTCGCTCTGGGCGTCCGCATCGGGGGTGTGCCCCTGGGGGCGCGAGCGCGAGGTCTCCAGGCGGAGGCGCACGTCCCATTGTCGCCCGTCGTCGTGGCTACCATAGAACCGGAGCGTGCCGTCCCGGGCGTCGGGGCCCTGAGCGTCGCACACCCCAGCCAGGATGCCGGTGATGTGGTCGTGGCTCTCCCCGTCCTCGGTGAGCAGCAGCGCGGGCTTGCCGGTGGAGAGGCTCTGCTGGATCGCGGCCTCGACGGGGGCGCAGTTGGTGTATTCGGTCATGGGTTACCGGTTGAGGATGCTGGTGACCTGGCGAAAGCAGCGGCCCGCCGCGGTGGTCTCCGCGACCGGCAGGGGCGTCTCCCGGAGGTGTTGCGGGACGGTGCGTTCCAGAAGCGCGCGGGCTTCCTGGGTGTTGGCCCGGGCGGTCTCGCTGCGGGCCCATTCCCGGAGGCTCTCGAGACGAGCGCGGGTGTGGTCGAGATGCGCGAGCGCGGCGGTGAGCTCGTCGAGAAGGGCGACCGGGGTGGGGGGCGCTTGGTTCATGACTCTCTGAACGGTAGGGGTGGGATCGGCTGGATCACCCGGTGGGGTGATGGTCGAATCAGGACGCATCGCGCTTCCAGTACGCATCGCGCCTCTCCATGTCGTCGGCCATGGATCGCAGGCCCGCGACGATGGCCTCGCGGATGACGCGGTCGCGCTCGGGGTCGCCGCTCGAGCGGTACGCGGGACAGGCGCCGGTGCCGCTCACGCCACCCACGACGACGAGGACCACGGCCTCAGCATCCAGGGCCAGGACCAGAGCGCGCGCCTCGTCGTCGTATCGACTTGGATCGCTCACCTGTCCCCCGTATCGCGGTCGTCCCGCTCCTGGTCCATCTGGTGATCGGCGCGGCACGCGGCCTCGTCGTCGGGGTCTCGCTCATCGGCCAAGGCCCCGCGGGGGAGATCCAGCAGCTCGTCGCAGGTGTCTCCCTCGGGCAGCTCGATGCCGTCGGCGAGCAATTCTGCCTTCGGGGAGAGCATGCAGGGGTCCACGTCCTCGTCCACGTAATAATCGGTCCCCTCGTAGCGGATGCGGGCGCAGTAACGCTTGGCCATGCCTCCAGTCTCCCCGATCTCGGTTGCCGAAAGGGGGCGGTGTCCCACCCTGAGACTCACCCCGGCGGTGCTGCACTTCCTGCCAGGTTTCGGATGTGAAACGTTCCGAATCGGGGCAGCTTTGGGCAAGCATTCAGGGCGGCGCGCAGCGTCACCAAACGGTAACGCTCCAGGGTGGACCCTCCCACCCGTCCAGTGCTAAACTGGGGCATGCTGCAACCTATCCGGGGGGTGTGCGCGTTAGTGGTCCTCGGGATGTTCGGATGCGGGACGCCTGCCCTGGTGCAGTGCCGGGCGGAGGCGGTGGCGTTCCTGCCCCAGGACCCCCGGCAATTGACGGCGGGTGACGTCGTAGACCTGGTGAGCCGGCTCCAGGAGTGCGCGCCGCCGGCGCCCCTGCCGTTCACCGACCCGGGAGACGCGGGCCTGTGACGATGCCGCCCCCGTTCCCGCCGGCGCGGGACATCGACACCGAGCCCGGGATGGGGCTGCTCGCGCTCAAGGCCGAGAATGCCCGGCTGCGGCGGGAACGCGACGAGGCCCGCGAGGAGCTCGCCAGCTCACCGAGCACCCCGCCTCCCACCCGGAGACAGGCCATCGTCGGGACCACCATGGGCACGGTCAAATGGCTCGGGGTGCTCAGCCTCATCGTGACGGCCGCGGTTCAGATCGCCAGCGTGTACCGCCCGGGGCTGGTGGGTCCGTTGCAACAGCTCTTGCAGCTGCTCGGGGCGCAGTGATCGCTGGCTTCTTGTGTATCCTGGTGGTGGGCCTGTCCGGCTTCTACCACGGCCGCAAGATGTATGACTTGGGCAGGGAACACGGACGGTTGGAGCGCGTCGCGGAGAACCAGAGCGCCGCCGCGCGGGCGGCCAAGCGCTGGGGTATGCAGTGACCCGCTCGCTCGGGGCGCTGCCGTACATCGAGGCCGCCAACTGGACTCGCGCCACCCCGCCGCCCAAGAAGAAATGGATCGTGCTGCACTGCATGGAGTGGCCAGAAAAGCCGGACTCCGCCGAGTGGTGCGCGCGCTATTTCGCCGGCCGGGAAGGGCCCGCCCCGCAAGCGAGCGCGCACGCGTGCGTGGACAGTGACTCGATCGTGCAGTGCGTGCCGTGGGACCAGGTGGCCTGGCATGCCCCCGGGGCCAACTCCCTCGGGGTGGGCATCGAGCACGCGGGCTACGGCCGCCAGGAGCTCGCCGACTGGATGGACACCTACAGCCAGCGAATGCTCGATCTGTCGGCCTGGCTGGTCGCGGAACTCTGCACGCACTTTCGGATCCCGGTGGACTTCGTGGACGCCAACGAACTCCTGACCGGCGCCCCCGGCATCACGACCCACGCGGAGGTCACCAAGGCCTTCAAGAAGAGCACCCACATGGACCCGGGCAAGGGCTTTCCGATCGGGGACTACTTGCGCAAGGTCGAGCGCTACGCGGTGGACGCCGGGGGCGGCGCGTGATGGCCTGGCTGCTCCGCTGGTGGCGCTTCGGACAGTGCATCGGGTGCGGGCGCCTGGCATGCCCCAAGAGCGGCCCCATCGGCGCGCGCCGGCGGGACCATGCCTATTGCCACGACTGCATGCCGGAGCTCCGGTCGTGAGCTGGTTCCGGTTCTTCCGCTTCGTCTGGGAGACCAGCATCGACGCGATCGGACTCGGCGCTTCGGGATACGACCAAGCCCGCAAGCTCTGGAAGGGGCAGCCCGCGCCGTTACGCGAGCCCGCCCAGCCGCTCAGTCATCGCGACGTCGAGCATCAACAGGTGCAGATACGTACGGCGACGAGCGGAGGGAAGCTGACGATCTTGCCTCCGCCGCGCAAGCCTCGCATCGAGCAGTAGCGCGCTCGCGAGCGTGATCGCGCCGTCTGCAAAATCGATCACCCTCTCACGTTTCACGCTCGGTGTCTCATCACCCGAGAGGGTGACCAGTTGCGCCGTTTCCGCGGGAGCAACTTGCATAGCCCACACCGTCCACCATACTGCCACTAAACGGCCACGGTGAGACGGAAATGTATTGCTCGGGCCGCCGCCGATCTCTATTCCTGACACCCTTCCGGCACGCTCTCGACTCGGATCGAAACACGTGACGGACACACGCGGGGAGACCGACATGATGAGCGACGAGGACACGGTCGACGAAATCGTCGACGCTTTCATGAATAGCGCCAACCCGCGCATCCGGAGGTTTATCCGGAGCATGGTGCGCGCGGAGCTCCGCGGCGTGGACCCGTCCTGGGTGGACCAGCACCTATCCGTGCTCGGACCCCGCAAGCACATCGAGGCCGTGCGCCGGCGCTTGTCGGCAGACCCGCCGGAGCTCGGGGCGAGACACGACAAGAAGGCGCGGCGGTATCTGCTCTCCCAAGAGGCCATCGCAGAAGAGCTCGGTCGATTGTCTGCCCCTGGGGTGAGGAAGACCCGGGCGGAGAATGACCTGGACGAGGAAGGGGCCGAAGTGCTGGCGCAGCTGGATCGAGACTTGGCGAGGGTGGGACGGTGAGCGACATCACGCGAGCGTGCGGCGTTCTGGCTAGAGCTTGGGAATCAGAGAAGGACCCCAACGGTGCTGGCATTGGGGTGTCTGCCGACATAGCCCGAGAGGTCTCCGTGGCAGCCCAACGGGAAGAGGACCGACTAAGAGCGGAACTGCGCGCCGCGCTGGCCCGAGCGGAGGCGGCGGGCAAGCGGGAGCGCTGGCTAGGCGAGAAGGCCACCGAGGAATACGCCTCGCGCTGTGCCGCCGAGTCCCGCCTGGCCGAGGCGGCCGCGCTGCTGCAACAATTCCGAGCGTCACGCGACGGGCACCGGTGGGCGCGGCCAATCGATGCGTTCCTGGAGTCACAGCGGCACCCCGGCATGCTGGGTCCAGAAGACATGCTTGGGCCGGTGGACCTCTCCGCCACCCCAGCGCAGGCAGCGGAGCCGGAGCCGTCATTCGCAGAGGCGTGCCGGTTGTGCGCCTCTCGGGCAAGCGCGGTCCGGCCCCCGCTGCGGCAGAGCCGGCGCCAGCCCCCGCGTCGGAGACCAAGGCGAGCGAGAAGCCCGCCGACCCGAAGCCTGAGGGCGGAGCCATCCCGATCTCCCGCCCGCGCCGGCAGCCCGCCCAGGACTTGCCGCTCACCTGGCCCGCGGTGCAGGCCGTGCTCGCCATCGCTGACCCCGCCTGGTACGGCGAGGCGCAGCTCACCACGATCATGGGGTGGACCCCCGAGCAGATGCGCCTGGCGCACGAGTGGGCCCGGGCCTTCAACGACAAGAGCGTCGAGGACAAGGACCTGCCGGCGCGGCCGCACTTCACGGTGCTGAGCAGAGACCCGGGCCAGGAAGGCTGATGGTCCGATCG